AACTGCTTGGTCTGTAGTAAACGTACCTTCAAATGCTGGTACTATTTTAGCTTGCGCGGCGTCTGCTTCAGCTTTTTGTGCAGCTGCAATATCTAATGCCTGTTGCTGGCCTTGTGCGATAGCGCGTTCTGGATTGGGCGCAGATTCTCCTGCAAAAACCCCTGCCAGCAAACTAACCTGTTTGCGCTCTTCTAAAGCTCTTGCGATATTAGCGTCGCGTGCTTTATCTATTGGATGTATAGCAGCCCCAAAAACACCACCACCAACAAACCCTGCTGCCGCTCCTGCTAATGTATTAGTAAAATGCTCTTTGTCGAACGGATTATCCCCGCTTGCATAGTCTTGAATCGGGCCTTGTAGTATTTCTTCGGCGGCTTCTTCTGCGCCTCCTTGAGCGATTGATTTAACTAGGCTTCCTTTTGCAGGAGCGGTCAGCCCTCTACGACCGATAGATTCAAACCCTCCCATACGTTCTATTGCGCCAGAAGCTAAGGCTCCTGCATACCCAGCCAATAGATCTGTAGGGCTGTTCATGTTTTTTAGCTCTTGCGCATCTCGAATCTGTGCGACTGAAGGTAAACTGTACGATCCTACTTCCGCTGCAGTGGTTGCGGCTTTTCCTACCGTTCCTAATGCTTGCACGCCTTTTACTACTTTGTACCCTGTAGTAGCCAGCTTTAAACCGACAGTAGGTGTTAGGTATGCTGCAGAGCCGCCGACTATTTGCTTAGTAGTTTCCCACGGCTTAGTTGCTAGGTTGTGCCCAAAGTTTTCAAGTGCATTGCCGTCACCTTCTGTAATAGTTACAGGGTTACGTTGTGTGACATTTCTACCGTATCGCTCTAGGGCGTTGTTGTTGTCAACCCCAGGAATAAAATCCCCGGCCATTTGCCCAAAACCTTGCGCCATACTACCAAGCCCGGATTTAGTAGCGGTAACAAACCCAGGCGCATTCTTAGGAGCCACACCCAACTCATCACCAATCGCGTCAGGGTGTCTTCCGGTTATTTTAGAAAGCCTATCTACGATTTCTAGATCTGTAAGTCCCCCATAAACTTCTGGGTTTATATTACGTATATCCGCGGTGGTTGGCATTGGTTAGTATCCGTATGGAGTCTGTGGTGCGTCCTGCCGGTCATCGTCTATCATCTTTCTAATGCGCAGCCCTCGCTTAGCTTTTTCTGCTTGTGCTTTTTGTGCTTCTGCGTAGGCGGCATCGCTAGTAAATAGTGCTCTGCCTGTTGGCTTGCTGGAGGTTGTTTTTTTATCTTTGTCCTTTTGTTTTCTGTCACCATCGGCAGCATCTACTGTGCTTACTCTCTTCGGAATAGGTTCACCTGTATATGCTGCTCTTTCAGCCGCTCTTCGTTCTTGTCTTGTAGCTTCAGAAATCGTAGCCCAGTCTGGAGATTGCGATAGAAGCGCTTCAACATTTGTAGCATCAGTAGTAGTCCATGGTTTTGCAGGTTTGTCTGCGCTAGGATTAAACCCTAAGCGTCTGTTGGCGCTAGTCATAAGCTTGTCGCCTTGAGCTTGTGTAATCTCGCCTTTATCTACTCTGTCTTGGATGGCGTTTACTTTTTTGTCATATACTTTTTGTTGGTCGAGTGCATATTGCTGGGCGTCGTTTAAGCTAGCGCCGTTCAGTCTACCGCTTGCGCCGGCATTGTAGTAGCTAACCTGCGCACTATTTAAGGCGCGCTTCATTCCGTTATCAATGCCCTGTTGTTCTTTCTGGTCGGCCGCTTGTGTATTACGGTAATTCACGTCTTGAGTGCGGTCATTTCTACCGTCATCTCGGGTAGTTTTCCAATTTTCTTGAGCTTGCTTGTCTCTTGCTTTTTCTTCTTCTTTTTTGGTCATATTCTCATACCACTCAGGAGAAGCATATTTCAATGCGGCATGAAAGGCCTCGTCGGAAGTCACAATCTTGCTGCCTATAATCTTGTTACCGTGCATTTGAGTTACTTTGTACGTGCCGTCTTCTTGAGGCTCAAACCCGTTAGTAATACCATCCTTGTGCATAGGGTCTGTAAGATCTACTAACTTGCCCATGAATTCTTCTGGAGACATTGTTGCTTCAGACTGCTTGAGTTTTAGTAAAGCGTTTACATGCTTAGCTTGGTCTGCTTTAGTTTGAGCTTCTGAGTACTGTAAGTTACCAAGTTTGATTTGCTGTGTTTTTACAGAACGATCTAAGGCATTAGCACGCATCTGTTCAGCAAGGTCTTCTTTGCCGTAGTTAGAGTAAATATCTGCTTTAGCGCCTAAGCGAGCTTCTGCAAGTTGATCCGTCGTGAATTCTGTATCTTGTGTTTGGTTGCCCAAAGAAAAACGTTTTGCAGGAGCTACTGTGCCTCCGTCAGCTGTGTGGTATGCGCCATTAGAATATGTTGGAGTTTTTGTAGGAGCTACAATTGAACCATCAGGCATCTTGTAAGCTTGTTGAGATTCATCCCAAGTACCGCCAGCTTTTTCAGCTTCGTCTTGTAGTTGAGCTGCTTGCTCTGGATTATATTGCTCTACTGAAGTAGATTTTAAGCCATTGGCAGCTCTGAGTTCGTCCTTCATTCTAGCGTCGTTCCACAACTCACCTAAGCGTTGGCCATCTGCAAGACCCTTAGAAAAACCTCTCATAAAGTTAGCCATTATGCTTTTCTCATTTCTACGCCGATTTTGTTGTAGTCAACTGTAAGTAATCCGTTATCGCCTACGAATACTGCTTCTGGGTGAGTTCTTTCCACCTCTTGGGCGATTACGCCTACATGCTTGCCTTTAGGTAAGTTTAGATTTGGTTTGTATTCAAATTCATAAATACGCTGACCGTTCTCATGGCCTATAAATTTGATGTTTTCTTTTAGTGAAATGTCTGAATATCTCCAGCCGCTTGTAATCGCCGCTCCGCCAATAGTACCAAATATCCCGCCTAAGCCTGAGTCCTGAGCGTTGACTGCGTTCGATTGGCCTTGCAATCCAGCGTAACTGCCAAACATGCTGGAATTTGCTTGTGTTTGATTGGAGTAGCCTTGGCCTACCATACCTGCATAACCTAAACCACCCTGTGCGCCAGTATTAGCACTACCTGTTGCTGCTCCGCCTTGGTTCGATGCTGTAGCTGCGGTTTGGCCGGCTATGTTTTGTAAACCTCGTCCTGTAGCGACTGAACCAGCTCTTAAGGCGATACCTTTACTTTTAGCGGCACTTCGTGCGTTTGTGGTTGCACCTGCAGCGTTAGCAGCTGATTGAAGGTCATTCGCATTTTGCGCCCCGATGAATTTGCCTGAGTTTGGATTAACCCCCATAGCTTGTAGGCCGCGGTTAGTTGATGCAGTTGAAATGGCTTGTTGTTGTCTGGCGTCGGTAGCAGCTCTTCCTGCTTCTGCTTGTTGATCTGATTCTGAACCAGCATCCATCGCTTCTTGTGCGGACTTGATTTCTGCAGGTTTGTATATATCCTGCCATAACTTATTTTGCTCATCGGCTCGAGTGTTGCTTAGCGTCATAGCTTCAAGTTGTTCGCTGCCTACTCGGCCAGCAATATCATATAGCTGTTCTAAGCGAGGCTTGGCATCTGCATATTGTTCCTTGCGGAACGCTAAATCTGCCGCTGCAGAGCGTTCTACTGCCGCTGCTTGCGCTGCCATTTCTGCGCTATAATCTGGAGCTCCACCACCTGAACACATATTATTTCCTTATCACTTTCGCCATTTGATATGATTTTATGGAGTACCCTAAACGTTCCCAGACCTTCCACACGTTATTACTTGGACTTACACTAAATGCAATTTCTACAACACCAAGTCGCTTCAAAACTTCTTCGCAGTACTGAAAAAACTTAATGCCTGTCCTGCCCTTACGAAACTCTTTTTGTAAAAATAGTGTGTCTTCTGTAGCCATCAGATCTTGCGTATGGTTAGATTCGTACAACCACACACTACAATTACCTACCAACACGCCATCTTTTCGTGCTGTAAAAACGATGTACTTACCTAAAGCATTTCCGGCTAAAAGTCCATCGTAATTAGGCTTTAGTACCAATCCATGTTCGCCTTGTTTAAGTTCATCCCATTGCAGTTGATGTTGGGCTTTAATCTCCTCAAGGCAGTCCAATAGGGGTTCAGCACTAAACGTAATGCCGTTGTATCGACCTAAAGTTTCCGCGTTTTCCATATATACCTTATAGCATGAATTTGTTAACTTGTAAACATGTTTGTTAGAATTTGTTGTGGGTGACGAACACCTCAAAAGCACTTCTGGGGTATGTTATTTTTTTAGATCCAATCAACACTACTACATGCTCCCCAACAAGATTCCAGCAGCCTTGCGACATGCCTGATATATCAGATAGAATTGCTTTCCATGAGGTAGGCGTACACTCCTCTGCGGACAGTATAATTAGCTCGTCTTCCCCATACCAATACTTCAACGTTTGCGCCTCAGATATGGAGCATACCGCCAACAATAATAATGTGTACAATATTCTCATTAAAAGCATGCCCATGTCTTGCCTGGCTGGGTATGGCAAGTCTCACAAACTTGAGAGGTATTGGGTGGGTGCGAAGCCCCTTTACCCGCTGTTATAACCCCATTATGGCATGTAGCACAGCTTGTAGTAACAGATATGTTAGGGTGTAGTAACGCCCCAGCAAACGAATTATAGTTCTTGTGGCACGTATCGCAAGATTGTTGTGTAGGTAAATGTGTGCTTGTCTTGCCTTTTGCGCTTCTACCGTTGTGGCATGTAGTACAAGTCCCCACTACTACATTCTGGTGAGTGAATGTGGCGTCCCAGCTGGATCTAGATTTGTGACATGTATCGCATGAGTCTTCTGTTGGGATATGCTCCGAGGTTTTTCCTTTTGCAAAAGTATTGTTATGACAAGTAGCACAAGCTATTCCAACTACTACAGGGTGTAGAACTGCTGGCGTTACGCCGCGCCAAGAAGCAATAGCATTACCATGGCATCTATCACATGTTGCATTCTGAGTTGGTATGTGTGCCGCTGATATTTTAGAAGTAGCACTGCCGCCAATTCCATGACACACTGCACAAGTAGTGGGAGTGCCTTTCAGTATATGGTTTACATGGCAGCCTTCGCAGTTACAATCTCTATGCTTGCCGCCAAGCCATTGCTGCTCATGCCCCGCTGTTTTGTATAGCTGGCAGTCTGCTAAAGCGTCTGAAGACATAACTAAGAATGCTACTAATAAAGTAAATGCTATTACTATAGATTTTAATAAAGGGGTGCTCATGATAACCTTTCTAATATTTGGCTGCTGTTTTGATGCAGTGATATTTGCCCATCAATAAGTCGATACCCCAAGCTACTGGCACTGCCCACAAACTACCTTTTAAGTAAGACTTTCCTACCTGAGCAGAAACCGTCATTCGCACAGCACCGCCTAATGCTGCGTTACCACATTTATCAAAAGCGATTGCTACTGACATTGCTCGTTCTTCATCGCCAAATAAGGTCTGTACTAACATAGCTACTAGAAGAAGTGGAGTCGTAATAAAACACAGAGCCCACAACCCTAAAAGCCTTAACTTGCTAATAACTACTGCTTTGTCTATTGCCATTTTACATTCCTAGTTTTGTCTTTAGCGCCGCGATCTGTGCTTGTAAGATGCCTGTTGGTGACTGTGCTAGCTGCGCTTCTAAACTAGCAAGAACTGCTAGGTCTGCTTCATACATTGCTTGTGCCTCAAGTTCTGCTTGTGTTGGGGCTTTTTGTTTTTTATCTTTCTTTTTGAGCATTAAGATAATTGCTACTATTACTACAAATCCTACTACTGCTATTAGTGCTGGGTGCATTTCATTTCTCCTGTTAAGTTGTTACCATACTATTGAATCTAGTCCTGCTTGGTTTGTTGCTTGTGAAATCATGTACTGAAGTGTTGCATTCTTGACTCGTGCTGCTAGTATGAAGTTATATGAGTCCGTGCCTACTTGTTGAATCTGTGCAGCTGTGTGTAGTTGATACTCCCAAACCTCGTTAGAGTCTTTGCATAAAAAAGGATATACGTCTGTCGGCTGTGTGTTTGGCAGTGTTGAGCGTAGGATAGAACCTGATAAGTTGACTTGATCCCTGTCGTTGTTTGGGTATGTGTGGGCAGTGCCCAAGGCACTAGAAGTGAACCCTGCTAGGATTTGCTGTTCGCATGCTGCACTGATTGCTTTTGCTTTTAGTGCTTTTGATTTAACTAGATCGTATTGAGGGATAGCTGGTGCTGTAAATACCCCTCCGCTAAACGCCCATCCTTCCTGCGGCTCGGGTGTTATGATTGTAATATCAACAACAACAATATCGTTCTCGTTCCATTCTGGTAGGTCGGCGGATGTGAATTTCCAGTGGGCTGCTCCGTTAATAGCCTGCATATATGTACGGCCTTCGATAGCTACCATATAATTACTACCTTCCCTGGCTTACCGTTTCCGCCGCGAAATAGAGTTGCGCCATCTAGCCCACCTCCTCCTCCCCCACATCCTGCAGCTTGCGCATCCGTTGGAAATGGTGTTGTGTGCGCCCCATTCTCGTCGATTACTGACTTGGGGCCTCTAGCTAAGATGTGTCCTGAGCCGCTAGTAGTTTGAAATAAAGACTGCCTTCCAGCCACTGCGTCTCTACCTTCAGATGTGGTTAAATCCCCGGACGCACCTTGCGGTTCTGCTCCTAGGTTCAAGGCAACCCCCTGCCCGTATCCTCCCCCCGCAGAAGTTACATACCCCCCAACCGTAGAGGAGCCTCCGGATGTTCCATCTGTGCCTGTGTTCGTTCCAGAAGCCCCGCCTACCCCTGCAGCTCCAACTGTTATTGAAATTACAGCTCCAGGAGTTACGAAAAGTATAGGTACCCATAGCTTAACCTGTCCGGCACCTCCAGCACCTCCGCAGAAGCCGTTTGTGTAATTTCCTCCACCCCCGCCAGCTCCTCCACCAATACACTCAGCTACATATAGATTTGTTACCCCCACAGGAACCACAAACGCCGCCAATCCTGCCACCATATCTGCATACGTGCCGGGCGTGGAATAGGTGCCTGCAGTTGTATATATTGCCACACCTCCTACCCTAGATAGCCCGTTATATTCTAAGTTATTACCTGTCCAGCGCAGGAACATGCCACCAGGGTCGCCTATAAAAAACTTATGCGCACTAATACCTACAGTGTCATATCCTAAAAAATATCCAATGCCTGTGTTGTACGCAGTGGCTCCGCCTTTGATGTGCCCTGTAGTGCCTACATTAAATATAGTGCCATTAATAGTACCGCCATTAATAGTAGGGGCTGTTAGAGTCCCTGAAAATGTAGCTGCGCCCGCGTTAAGTGTGAACTCTGGTGTCTGGATTCTTAAATTTGTGCCGTTATATGAAACATATTCTGCAGCAGAGTTACCAAAGAAAAATGAAGCGCTGCCTGCGTTCTCGCCCATCCAGAAACCTGAGCCTGAAGCGTATGCAGATACTGAGCCTGTACGAATGTTTCCGTAGCTATCGATAATTATACGGTTGCCGCCAGTACCTACAGTAATGCTTTCTCCTGCTACAAGAGTTCCTGCAGTGATTTTGGCGGCTGTAAGGCTTGCGATCTTTGCATCTGATACTGCAAGGTTGGCTATTTTGGCAGTGCCTATAGAAGCGTCTGTTAGATAGCTGGCATTGAGTGTAGTTTGTGTAGTGCCAGATACTCCATGTAAAACAAAATTACCTAAAATATCTGATGTTGAGACGTTTCTAGCCCAGTAAAAATATGTCTGCCCCTCTCCAGTACTATCCACATAGATGTTTGCACGTGTAGTGCCTATCAGAGTCTTAGAAGCTGTTGTATCGGATGTGAAGCGCCAGATTTCAGTGTACGCGTGGTTGCTGTACGAAACCGGAGTCCATGTAAGGATTATGTCTGTAAAAATCCCAGCGGTTGTTAGCCCTGCAATGTCGGGAGGTACTGCTGGATCTACTGGAGGTGAGATTGTTGTGTTGTTGGTGACGTAGGTGTTATATGTGCTACCTCCACCAGAACCGATGGATTCAATAATGGGAAAGCCGGTAAAAGGATCAGTACCAAGTACAGTACCAGAGTCCCCAAGCAAAGCTCTAAACGTTACTACGCTGTCTAGTAAATCCCCACGGTCGCCCTTCCACACTTCGATAATTTCTTTAACGGCGGACAGGAATGTTTTGGGCGAGCTTGCGTCTGCGGGTACCGCTGGGATTGAGGGTAGGAGTGTCTTAGACATTTTTTATTTCTTCTAGTGAGTCTGCTACAACAACTTCTAGAACCGGCACACTACCTACCAGCTCAAGCTCCCAGTACTTAGATTTAGATCCTGAAGGTAATCTAAACGGCGCAATTGATGGTACTGAAACTGTGTAGTATGCTACTGGGTTATTTTCAGCATACACATTCAGAGTTACTGGGTATGCGTTAGCGTTTATTTGCCCCCAAGAAAAATTGATGTAGTTTGGATGTGTAAATACTTTTGATTTCCATGTATAGGTAAGCGCAGTGTTAGCGTTCCACTTCATGATCTTGTTGCCGATAGCTAAATATAGCTCGCCTGAAATAGGGTCGGTATAAGCTGCAGTAGCGTACACGCTAGATTCAATTAAGCCTTGCTTATTATCTAAACACAAACACCCTTGAACAGTTCCTGTGTCATAGAACATAAATACACGGTTGTCCCACACTACACAAAGCATCGAACTAGGTTTGTAGGCATTCCACTCTAGTCGTGTCATTACTGCGTCAGTTAGAACCTTAGTTCCGCTAATACCAATACTAGTAAGTCCTTCTGGGCTGGCATAAACGACATCACCAAAAGCTGCGCAGATAGAACGTTTAGATAGGCACGAGTAAGGTACTGCTAACTTCTCTAGCGTCATCGATTGAGGGTCTGTGCCTGTTACAACGTAGGGATTGCCTTTAGTTAAGATTACTAATGAAGTACCAAATGCCCCCAAACCTACTACCGGGAAATCAACAGTTTGCATGTAGGATACAGGCCATGAATACGGCTTATACGCTTCGCAGAAATACACATCGTAGCCCATAAAAGCAGCCATAACGCCGTTAGCCATGTTGGTAAGGCCGATAGCACCCGTAGGTAAAATCGCAGATATTTGCGTAGGGAGTACTTCTCCTAAATTGGCCGTGAGGGTGGTGTCGTTGTATGTAGTAGTTGCAATTGGAATCTCTGCGACGAACCTGTAGCTTGTTGCGGTGCTACCTGTAGAAGTTCGGTAGATGCGTTTTTTTGCACCAAAGCCCATGTTGTAGTTGCCTGCTGGAGCTACGAGCAATCCAGTAAGATTTACTGTGTCACCAATTTTTACTGCTAGCCCGTTTGATGGCGGTGCTGGTGGGCTCTCTTCTCCCCACACCGAGACGTAGGTATAAGTGTAAACAAAGGTTTCTGCAGGGGTGCCTGGCTGTGGAACAATTGGTGTTAGTGCTACGTTAGCTGATGTTACTGGTGCGGGCGTGCCTAAATGAAACGCGGCAGTTGGGTATGGTGCGGAACCTACAGCATTTGAAATGTCTGCTGTTTTAGGGTAGCTGTCACCGGTAAAATATGTTCGTTCTTGGGAGTCCCCCGCAACTGCGCCTTTAACTACATCTACGTCAGTTAAGAACGTAAACCAGTATTGTGCTTCGTTAGTACCTACTTGGTCGAAACGATATATGCTTTTGATGGCCGAGCCAAAAGAACCTGGGTCGTATATCTGAAGAGGGGATTTGTATGCGTCTAGTGTGTCTGAAGTTAGCCGACAGTTAACCGCTTTTTGCGCAGCATTAGACGGCAGCATGGCTTTGTCCGTGCTTGGTTTTAGTCCACCGAACCCTGTTATTCTAATTGCAGCCAAACTATTACTCCTAGATAACTGGTTTTAACTGAACTTGCATTCCTGCATTGGTTGAAGCTTTGTATGCTTTCCACTTAGCGTCACGAATCGCCTCAGCGAATTGCGCTCTGTACGTCATTGCAGTACCTGCATCAGTAAATGGTTTGTGTGGGATAGTCATTAAACGCGCTTTAGCACCTGCAGCCAGAGCCTCTGAATACATGTCGTATATAAATGTATCGATGTCTGTTGCGGATTTGCTTGGGGCTACTACAATAGTTGCGTTTATTACATCTGCTACTTGAGGTACTTTATAGAGACGAATAGAACTGCCGTTTTCAATTTGGTACCCTACAACACCACCAACATCTGTTTTCCATAGGTGGTCTGCGTTACTGGTAATTGTTCCTGCAATAGGATCTATTTTAGAAGCGCCAACATACAGCTCTCGTACGCCTATAATCTGTTTGTTAGCTATCGCTGGTATCACATAAACGCTTGTGCCTGGCACTACTGTAATTGGTGTAATATCTACACTTAGAATCCATGACTTTTTATATAACTCTATGGCTGCGTTGAGTAATGCGTTTATAGCAAGTTCTTTAGAACATCCATTGAGCTCTGGCATCACGTCATCTAGCATGGCAGTAAACGCGGTCATAGTGCGGTGAGCCCTTCTTTAAACATTGTGATAAATGCGGCAGCGCGTGCGGCTACAGTCTCTTCACTATCTCTTAGTTGCCCGTGCGCAATAACATAGTCACGAACTACTTTTTTATATTCATCCCCTATGGGGAAAGTTCCGCCAAGCACCGCGTCAGCGATGGCTACGTTATACTGCCCAAAAAATACATCTGGGCGGGCTTTGCGGATCATTTTTACTGCGTCGTTCGCACCCACCAATAATTCGGCATCTGAGTACCGAACCGAACCTACGTCCTGTAGTAGAACCCTTGCTTCTGCGATGATGTTTGCGTACGTTGTCATTATTAAGCTGCTAGTGCGTCATCTAAGTCAGCTGTAGTAGGTTTAGCTGGTGCGTGAGGTTTCTTTACATTCATAGGAGCTTCTGGCTTTTTAGCTAAAATAACTGTGTTGCCGTCATCTGTTAAAGCAGTACCTTCTAAGATCTCAAGACCTGCTGGAGTTACTTCAAAACCGTTCTCTGTAGTGTGTGCTACCAATACGTGTTTACTCTCTCGCATTACTACTACTGCGCCGGCGCCTACTTGTGCTTCTTCACCTAACTGCTCAACTACTGATTCTAGTGTGTGCGACATTTGTTTCTCCTATTAATGGGATGGCAAGACGCCTTCCCTTACTTTTAAACTAGGCTGCTAGAGCTGCTGTAACCCAAGTCAAACCTGTAGTACCTACTTGAATAAAGATTGCGCCTTTTGCGTTTGTTACTGATACTGATGCGTTAGCTGCACCGCCGTTGATAGTAGCGCCTGTGTTAGGGAACACTGCTGATGCCGCTGCGCCGCTGTTACGAACAAATACCATAGTGCCTTGAGGCATGTCTGGTGGAAGTGCTACGCTGTCCGCGGCGGTAGCGCATGTTGCGATTACGTTAATAGCGCCTAAAACTGGAGTTGATGCTGAGTTAGCGCCACCTGCTAATGCTACGATTCCTGTTACTACGCCGCCGGTTAATACTGCTGCTTGTGATGAGTATGCCATTTCGTTTTCCTTTAAGTTTTAAAAAGAGGGGGTTTCCCCCCTCCTCAAGTTGTTTACATGTTAACTATTAATACACGATAGCGTATGTCAAGCCTTCAGGTTTTGTGGTTAAGTAGCCATAAACATTCAAACCACGAGCAAAATCGCCGAAGTCATTAGGGTTACGTACTGTTTCCATTTTTGTCATTTGTGAAGCAAAGCTAATTGCTGACTTGTGGCCGGCAAGAAGTAAACGACGTTTGTTAGCGTTAGTAGTACCTGCGATACTAGTTTCAGTACCGTCACCAGAAATCCAAACAACACCTGATGCTGCCATTTTTGGTAAGTTGTTTGAAACATACACAGTGAAACGATCGATAGTACCGATACGGCCATTACGTACGATAGAAGAAGCATCACCCATGAATTGAGCTTGTGCTAAGTTAGAGGACATTAACAATTGACGTGTAGCTGGGTCAATTACTAACCAACGGTCTGTATCAGGAATGTTTTGTTCATCTAAAACGCCGCCCAATGCTGTTAGTGTAGCCAAGACATTACCGGTAGTTAATTGCAATGGCGTGCCTGTAGTACCTAAGTTGTATGAAGTAGATGACACGCCTGCTGTAGCACCCCAGTTAGCCGCTGCTGCGCCACTGAATGTGTTATAGATGACGTTAGAATCGATAGCGATTTTCATTTGCATTGAGGCATCGTTAGTGAAAACGTCCATCAATTTTGGTTGCGCTTGGTAAGCTAAAACATCATTGACTTGGAACGCAAAGTAGCGACCTTTATCGATGTTCATGTTGATTGTGTTAGGGGTAGGCACTTCGTACGTTAAAGCGGTACCTGCGGAGTAGCTGTTGATTGTCAAGCTAGGGATGTTGTTGATGACGATTTTGTCGCCCATAGCTTTGATTTCGCCTTCCCAATTGGTATTAGCGATTTCACCAAAGATTGTGGCCTTGTAGAACTTAGCATTTAATTTGCTAGACCACAACTGAGGAATAAACGTACCTGAGTACGAAGGGTTGGTATTAAAGGGTGCTGCTACTGGATATATTGCTGCCATGATAAAACTCCTATATAAAATTTAACTGCGTCGGATTATTCATAGCCCACAACATATTCATTACCAGCGTACGCGTCCGTCGGCATAAGCACGTTCGGCATCGGCCTGTAGTGCATCTATTTCGGCGGCAGACATGGTTTGAGAATTGCGAATATCAAATGCTCGCTCATACTCATCGCCAGTCCAAGTTCTGTCAGTGACAGGTTTTGCTGCAGCTGCTGCAGATTTTGCTGGGGCTACTTGACGTTGAAGTTCTTGTTGTGCTTTTGTTAGTGTTTCGGTAGTAGCGGCAACTGGGTCTGGCTGGGCTTGTTTTTTATACAAGTTAAATAGTGCAATAGTGCGAGCACTGTCTAGTTTGCTAGATGCGTCATCTAGTGCGGCTTGTCTTGGCGCCCCAGTTTCAGGACTGTATTCATCTAACCAATCTAACCACTTAGGATCTGCATTAACTGTTTCCCAATCAGGTACGGCTTTAGCGATAGATTCCATAAATTTATCCCCCGCTGTGGCAGCTTGCGTTTTTTCAAAGTCGGCCACTTTACTAGCTACCGTCTGAACTTTCGCGTCTTGTTGTTTCGCAACAACTGCTGCTTCCTGTTTTGCTACTTTCTTCATCACTGCCAAAAGGTCACTTCCAAATGCTTCTTCGTCTTCGGATGTAACTGTTTGCGCTTCCACTGCTACTGGTGCCTGCTGACTTAACAACTCAATCTGCTTACGCATAACTTCCATTGAGGCGTTTGAATCTTTAAGCTGCTGGTGTAGCCTAGGAACCTCTGCATTGAATTTACCTTGCAAGGTTGTAAATCTGGCCTTGTAGGTTTCTTCTTCTGCGTCTGGTTGCGCTTTTGGTTTTGGTTCAGGTACGACTGCCGCTTCAGCTGCTACTTCTGCTACAGCTTCTGGTTTGTCGGTGTCCGTAGGGTTAGCTAGGGTCGCTTGCTCTTCTGCTATTGCTTTTTCGATTGCTTCTGCTTCATCCAACTCACGTTGAATTTGTGCTGGTAATTCCTGACTCATATTTTCTCCTTAGTGCCGACTACGGTTTTTGAGTTTGTTTACATGTAAACAAGTGTTCATGAAACTTTACGGGCTACTTTTGGTACTGGCACTCTATTAAGGCGGTGCCATATTCCTTACTTTTTATTTATACTACAAAACTGTTAACATGTCAACATGTTATTGCGCCTAGCCCTCGTGGCAGCCCAAACCATAATCATTAGCTCTTCATCTGTGGGGTTTAGTACCCCATTTGGGTTGGGTTGTGCAAATGAGGATAGTGCGCTTGCTCCATTGTTCGTTGGGGCAGCACTTGCTGTTGGAGCTAGGTGGCTGCTAGTAGTTTTAGCAGTGCGCCCTAATACTATTGCTGCGCTGTCGGCTTGCGGATTAACAACGCCTATATGTGCTGTGCCTATTGTTGGTAAAGCTTTAGCTTCGGCGCTAGCGCGCCCTTTGTAAATATGCCCTGCAACTGCATAGCCTTTACTTCCTAATACTGTGGCCATAGCATCGGCAGTTGGTGCTACTGTGCTAGCGTTGAATGTGGCTTTTTCTTCTCGGGGTTTAGCCTCGGCGTCATAGCTAGGAATAAACCTAGCGCCTCCTTTTGCTACCCCCTGTCCTGTGTCCCACGCATAGGTAGCACTGCTATCTACAGAGTAACTTGAAGTGTAAAGCGATGTTACGTAGTTGTTTACGCTGCTTGATGCTGAGTAAGATCCTGTGACTTGTATTACGTCTACTAAAACACTAAATGCGGTGTCGTATGTGCTGCCGATAAAGCTTCTGATAGATGTGGCACTAGAAAAGGAGGCTGCTACGGTCTGCTGGATACTACTTGATGTTGTGTAGCTACTGCTTATAGTGTTTATTATTGAGAAACTAGTACTATATGTACTGCTAGTGATGTTAATTACTGAAAAGCTCGTGCTATAGCTTGCGCTTGCAGTTAGTACTGAGGCTTCGACGCTATAAATAACATCATAGCTACCTAAAGCATAGTTTAGTACCGAGGTGCTAGTTGAGTAGCTACTACTTACATAGTTTAGTACCGAGGTGCTAGTTGAGTAGCTACTACTTACATAGTTTAGTACACTTGCTGATGTTGTGAACGAGCTTGCTACGATATTGCGTAAACTAAATGCAGCTGAGTAACTACCCGCTACTGTGCTACTAACACTAAATTGGGCTGCGTAGCTGGAAACAACGTTGTTATTTACAGTACTGCTAGTAGTGTAAAAGGCGCTTACTGTAGAAACGCCAGAAGCTGTCCACGAGGAAAGTCCTAAAACTCCTTCTACCGGTTGCGCTGTTGCGCTTCTAGGTGCTGCAAACGCTTGATTGTTTACGCCATCAACTAGGCTTGATGTTCCTGCTGGTGCTGGTGTGGCAAAGGCATCATTAGCGATAACGCCATCTATGATGACAAATGCCATGGCTTATCCTTAGTTAAATTCTACCCATGCGCCGTTAATTAGAAGTTTACGGTTGCCTGTAGTTACTGCAAAAGTTGACCAAACAACAATCCCCTCACCTGGCAATAATATAAGCTCGTCGCTTTCGTCTGATGGGTTCCATTCGTCTGTTTGTGCTGACCAGTGTCCACCGCCGCCTGTAAGCAAGTCCATCGTATTGCCAACAAATGCCCACACTGCAGCTACGTTAGTTACTGTTAAGCCTGTGGAAGCGGTAGCGAGTAATGCCTGTGCTGCAGCGTCCGTTGTTCTGCGTTTGGCTGGTGTAGTTGCACCTGCTGATAGCGTGCCTGTAAAGCTAATTCGGTTGACATTAATCAATGGAGCAATTAAATCCACTGCTAGTGTAGTGCTGAAATTATGCTTAAACGTCATCCTATCTACCGCGACTTTGATGGTGCTAGTTAGTGGGTTGATTAAGAACATAAAACCTGTTGTTGTACCTGTATGCACTGCTGCTGGTATGGCTTGAGCCGGCACTACGAATTTAAAATGCCCTACTTCGTCGCGCTCGCTTGATGGGATAAAAAAGTATTCTTCTACCGTATTTGCACCGACTACCGATTCTTTGGTGCGGATTTTTTTACCAGTATTGCCTGTGTCTAAGGGTAAAATGACTACATTGTCTGTTTTAGCTGCCATGGTTTATGCCTTATGCTGTTTCACATTGATAGCCAACTGAGAATGTATCATTGGCACTTGATCCTGATCCTGCTGTTACCGTACGTCTAATCCACAACGCAATATGCTGACCGGCTGGAATGGAGCCTAGTGCAATGCCCGCCGCTGCTGATGCTGGTGCACTGAAAGTAACGCCTGTTGGTGCAGTAGCTTCATTGGCAACGGTTTGCTCTGTGCCGTTAATTGCTGCCGTGCCTACACCTATATCAACTGTTGTGCCTGCTAGTGGTGTGTTTGCGCTAATCCATGCAACCAAGTTTGTCATTACGCTTGAAGCATTAGAGTTGTGAATGTACACGCATCGATATTCAACTAGCCCTGCAACTGCTTGCGCTGCTGATACTGCATCAAATAGTGAATCCACAGTAGTTGGTGCCGCGACAGATGATTTAGCTCCGCCAAGCGAAGCATTACCTACCGCATTAGCTGCGCCACCGGAAAGTCTTGTTGCAAAATCGCCTGTAATAATCGCCATAAAAAACCCTTAAAAGTTAATATATCTTATACTACAAATTTGTTTACACGTCAACATATTATGCCATACGAGCTAGGATTTCTGGGGCTTTGTCGATTGCATCTAGGATCTTTTTAAGTACTTGTGCTTTGCCTTGTTCCTGAGCTACATGATCGACTTGCGTCTCCAGTCTGTTTCTAGACTCCTCCCGCATTGTGTCCAGCCATTCTTTAACTACTGATAGGCTTTTGTCGTTCTTTAGTCGTGTTAGGGCTTCGTATAGGGCGCGTTCGTTCATTGTCCGGCCTTCATATTTGCAATGGTAATATCTTTACGAGAAGAGCCTGCGCTGCTACCAAAGTAAAAAGCAATAATGCCTGACCATGCAGTGCCTAGAGAACCTAGCATTACTAGTAAAGCATCGCCGCCAACTTTAGGCACGCCATAGCCTAAGATGTATGTAAGCACGCCAAAGAAGCCTAATGTAACAGCTGCCGCTAACATAGCTGGGGTGTGGTCTTTTAGTGCTATTTCTCGGTTGCGTGCAGAAGCCCTATCATCCGCTGCGATTTGTTCTAGTTCGCTTTCATGGGCAAACCCCATCTGTTGCATCTGAAGAGAAAATTTGTGATCCGCTTCTTTTAACAAAATCATCTGCTCTGGCGTGGCACCTGCTACTGCTTGAGTAATGGCTTCTACTGTATTCCCTATTTCAGAACCAAGAATATCCCCTACTGTTTTCGCAGCCATGCCAATAATCGCAGGTACTCCGCCTGTGGCTGCTGCACCTAGCCACGGTAAAACTTTCTTAAGAAAATCGTTCATTGTTGCTCCAGTATGTTGTAGTTAGGTTCATAAAAACTAAGTTCAGTTGGTACGTCTACCGTACCCGCTTCCGCTACTTGTAATTGCGCTTTAAGTGCATTAATTTCTTTTTGTTGCTTTAGTTGCATTGCATGTTCGACCGCTAGCTTAGCGCGTAGGGCTTTTAATTCTGTTTTAAGCTCGTTTACGGTAGTGCTTAGCGATTCTGTCTGTTCCACACTCTTGGAAACTGCTTCTACTGCTTTGCCTAAAGTAGTTGTCATTCGCAATTCATACGTCTTTCTTTCTGCTGCTTGGGCAATAATTGCTTCGTTTTGCTTAGCTATTAGTACATTCTGTACTCTGTTTGCATTAGCTTGACTTAGGATTGCAACTTGCATGGATACTAAAACTGCTACTAATACAGCACCCACTATAAGTTCTACGTTGTTTACCACAAACATCATTACTGTATCTTTGAAACTATTCATTTTTTAATCTCCTGTTTTATGGTTATATGTTTTGGTACAAAAAGCTTTATAGAGTGGCGGTGGTATGAGTACCAGAAGTTGATAAATCTAAACTTTACAACTATGAAATACCCAAACCACCGTTTCATACTAGACTGGTGTTACTACGATTTCTGTAGGAACTGCTACCACTTCTGAAACTACTAACTCTGTAGGAACCAATAATGTTACTGTTGCTAGAACTGGAACTGCTACTGAAAATATTTTTGAAACTTCAGCCGATAAAGCGCCGCCTGTTACTGCATCTACTAGTGCTACTGTAATTACATTGTCGCCTACAGGAAATTCAAAAACTGTGCTGTACGGAAACTCTGTTACTAGAGGGAGTGCAATGCCATTTACTGTGTATAAATACGCGCCTGTAGTGCCTTCAGGGAACGATTGATCCACGCCTAAAAAACTAATTTCTTGTGCCATAGTGTGTCCTTAAAAATGTTAAACTTCGGTTGGTTATTTCCCCCGCTTGTTTGCTGCGTTGGGTGCTGGTGTTGCGGGGTCTTTTGGTACTAGCGTTACAATGTAATATACGGGCCTGTTGCCGGGGCATCGGTTTATGTCTTGTCTAGTGCCTGCGAATGCGTAGTAGGTAGTTACGTTGTTCTCTGTCACATAACATACATTCGCCATTACAGGAGTGCATGCCGCCACTAATCCAACTGCAAATAAAAAGGCTAGTATTGTTTTCATCAAGATAAAACTCCTAGTGTGGTGTATAAAATTAGCTTCCTGTTAGCTAGTCCTAGCATTGGCCTGCCATTTACTTTGCGTGTTACGTCTTCAATAAGATCAAAATCTGCTAGTTCATTTAGTGCTCTAGATTCCCAAAACCATCCTGCGCTCATTGCGGCATGCTCAGGCATAGTTAGTAGTGTTGGGTTATTTACTAAATCTAAATTTAAGGCTTCGCCGCACTCTTTATGGTTTGCGTACCCTGTAACCTGAATAAGCCCATGCCCTTTATAAAACTCTCCTGGAGTAGTGTTATTCTCTGCTGCAATTCTGCTAGCTTCCGGGTCGGTGTTGCCTAAATCTTTTCTGCCGTTATAAGCTTTGCCTGAGGCTATTTCTGAGGTAAATACTAAGCGACCGGATTCGTGCCCTACCTGAGCAAGAAAATGCGCTGCTCGCAGAGGGGTGTTTATTTCATATTTCTCCATAGCCTTATTTAGTGGAGCTACCCACAATGCGGCTCTATTTAAAGGACATTGAAGCGCCGTCGATAGCTGTTTACTTGTTAGCATCTACTTGTCTACTTTACTGTCTAGTTTGTCGTAAATCTTACCTAGGAGTAGTTCAAATTTATCAAGGCGATTTTCTAAGTCCTCTTTACGGACGTAGTGGCTAGGTAAGTCTACCTCAATGGCTTTCATATCTTTTTTAAGTTCTTGAACTGCGTCCCATAACTGTCTAGCAAACCAGCCTAAAACAGCCAACACCGTGCCGACACCCATATTTAAAATTTCTTGAAATTCCATAGCTATTCGAACCTTATCAATGCTTCTGTACTAGAAAGTTTAGGCATTGGGAATGTCCAGTTGCCATTAGTAGAAATTACATCTTTACCGAAATCAAAAACTGCTAGTGGTTTGTTGCCCTTTGAAGCGTTGTATATCATCCCTCCACGAGCATTAATCGTGGAATTTTTCCATGTAGGGTCTACCTTCCATGTGATACACGCTGTTGTCCCATCTAGCCCGCACAGGAAGCCTTCTAGCAGTACTCCACCTTTTTGATACGCCTGCCCTATTACTTCCCCATCAGTAGTATAAGCATCATCAAATGGCGTTATATTGGCTTTAGCGGAGTACAGTGCTAGTTTGTACTCGTCCCTCGGGTGGAACTCACCGCACAGCCAAGACACCTTAGCATTGATAGATATTCCGGCACTGATAGCCATTTAGCACTTCTTTTTGAATGGCGGCGCTTTGCCCGCTTGTTTCTTATCAAAGGCTTCTTCTTTTTTAGAGCCTTCTTTGCCCTTGCCTTTTTTCTCTACATCTTTCTTACTTTTTTCAAATGGAAATTTCATGTTTTATCCTTTTTGTGGAGTGTAGTTAGCTGTTGTTGGAGCGCCATTTGGCAGGTTTTGCTTGCTCGTGCCTGGCATTACGTGAGCGCCGGTTACTGCGCCTTCGGCGTTTCTTTGGAAGTTAATTATGTCTGTAGGTTGAGCGCCTGCTTGCGCTTCTTGTGCTTGCTGTATCATTTGGTTCTTGGCTGTTACTGCTTGTTGCACGCGTACTTTTTCCTCTGATGGCACAATCTTGTCTTCATTCATGCCTAGGCCTTTTGCGTTTTCACGAAGTAATGCAGCTAAACCTTCCGCTCCTACTATTTGTGAGAAGGCTTCGTTCTGGCCTACCATGCCCAAGAACTCGTTACGGCGTACTTGTATTTGGTCGCGTTGTAGTAAACCTGCAGCGCCTTTAGCAACAATGCGTACGTCACCTTTAAGGTCAGGATCTGTTTCGTAGCGCATGTTGTGAATATACAAACGCTCTACTATAGGGCTGATAACATTCTTATCGATATTAGAAATTACACTCTTAATCGCTTTGCCTGCGTTGCCCATCAACATTGATAATCCAGATGCTGTACGTCCCGCGCCGCCTGCGGAAGCATCTCCTGACATGTATCTAGGCACGCCTGAATATTCATCTGCTAATACAGAAAAACGCTCATACACACCCATCAACTCGCCTGCTAAGCTGTTCGGCTGGAAAAATTCTACTGGCGGAGTGTTACTGCCATACGGGTCTGATGTAGTAGGCCATACTTTCCAAGGATACAAAGCGGTAATTGTTTCGCCTGCTGGAAGTCGATCTACGTTTACATATACTTGAGGGCCTGAAGCGATGCCCATGTTGTTCACTAAAGAGCGTGCAGCATAATTACAAACACTTGCACAATCACGCACTAGATCCGTTACTGCATTGCCCCAAAACACGCCTGGGATTTCCTCGTATGATGCTTTGTAGTATGGTTTACGACCAAACGGATCGTAGTTTAGTGAAGCCTTAATTGTCCAGTTACCAATCTGCCATACTTCGCATGGGTACTCTTTTAGTGGGTCTGGAATTTGGTCTGCGGTCATGCCCCACTCAATAAGCATCTTGCCTTGAATGCTGCCATGAAACTGAAGTGCGTCAATCAAACCGCCTGAGTTCTGCATTAATGCTAGAGGCGACTTGCCCTCTGCTGCAGCTTTTTGAACATCTACGCGTAACCATTCATGCAAACCGTTGCGGCCATAATCGTCTAATGCGCCCCTAATTGCTGCTTCTGAATAGCCTTCTACACCAATTAATTCGTACAACTGGCTTCTAGACATGCGGTGACGTTCTATTAAATCTCCGTCGTTGATATTTGATGCGTGTGCTGCAGGATATAGGTTAAATGGATCTACACGCTCCCATTCTTTTGTTAACTTGTTAACAACTGTCATCTCGCCATTCGGCCCCCATGATAATGAAGGTTTGTTGCGGATTACTGGGCCTTTCATGATCGCTGCAGGGAATGTAGTTATGTCATCTAAGAAACTAGAAAGCTCAGTAATGAAGTTGCCTTCTTGTAGCTGATCCTCCATTTTGTCTTCCATACGTGCGGCGGATTTTTTGGCTTGTTCTACTAGCTCAGCACGCATTTTATCTTTAGCGTTGCTAGCATGCTCTTTCATTTGTTGTGGAGTTGTAATTTCTGCACCTAGTGCCTGTTCCACTGCGTACGCTTCTTCTGCAGCCATTTTATTAGCTGCATCTACATCATCTACTGATAAGTCTGGTATTGCTGTAGGAGCGATAGTCCACGGTTTGTCTTCAGAAGCACCTAATAAGGTATCTCTCAACCAGCTAGTAGCTGCGCGGCATTTATTGCTTGTCAGCATCATGTAAATATCAGAACCGCCTGATTTAGCGATCTCTGCTGCTACAGCTTCTTCATACTCGCCTCTGCGTTGGCGTAAAGACACTAACATACGCTGCTCTACGTCAATTTTAGCTAGGTATGCTGAACTCCAGGCCGTCCGCAAGTGTGCTGCTAATGAGGTAATAACGGGTTCTGAGTTAGCTTTGCTGGCTTCAGTTTTTGCGTCAGCTTCGGCGCGAGCGGCATCTACCTGCGCATTGTTTTGCACTGATAGAATACCGTTGTTATATGACGCTGGTTGCTTTTTAGCCATTAAAAGTTCTCGTATCTGTTAAGGTGTAGTATATTGCGCGAACGAAACTCTACTCAAAGCGTAAACAGTAGCATCGCCACCATCTTTTAATGTATTCATAGCTGTATCAAATTCAGCTCCGAATTGAGCACTGTTTGGACAGAACCCTATCTCCCCACCTGTATAAAACACTCCGCGTAAAACAGCGGTAGGAGTTCCACTAATATCAAGAATATAAAAAGTAGGTGAACCACTATCGTTAGTACTTACGTACGAATTAGAGAATCCTAGGTTATATGCTGACTTTTGCTGTGAATTTTGTAAGATAAAAATACGTTGTGTATTATCATGTGAGGGGTCTGAGCTTACCCAGTTTACATCTGTTGCCCATCTAAACTTAATTGCTACGATTGGGTAAGGGTTAGTCCCATTTAGCTGAGGCATATAGGAAGCTTGATTTGTTGGTAAACATTTCGCTGGTTTTAAAGTTCCAGCAGTACATGCAGCTTCTAGAGAGGTGTCTAAATACTTAACGTAAATATCACTTCCTAAACTCATTCCTCTAATAACATTAGCAGTCACAGTACTTCCGTCAGTTTTTCTAAACGTGTAGCTATCACCACCATGACTATGGTCACAGATAAGCAAATGTCGTGGGCTAATTAGTACTCCTGAACTCATTACTGGAACGCAACTAAAGTCTACACTAGAGTACAGTCTATTTGTATTAGCTATAGGCGTATTCATAGTAGAGCCAGGCATCCACATTGATTGAGAACTATTACCTGTACTTGCATAAAACGCATTTAATGTGGCTTGTGTGTCTGGAATTTTACCTATTATTGCAGCATCAAGTGAAGTTTTAATTGCCTTTAGTACTGAATTTACTGCGTTATTTACTCCAGTAAGTACTGGTATATTGGTTGCTGGAGGGGCAACATATTCTTCCCATCTTTTTTTATTATATCCATCATAAATCTCTAGCTCTATAGTGCCAGCCTGAAGTCTAGTTACTAATCCAGACGGACTCACAGTACCTATAGTTGGGGTCTTTGAGTCAAAAGTAATATTACCGCCATTTAGTATTCCCTTAGTTACAAATAATTGTGTCGTTCCGCTAGTTACGGTGTTAGTACGCTGTAAGGTATCTTGTAAAACTGATTCTGTAGATAGGTTTGAGCTTCCTGAAACTACTGTTGATGTAACTTCAAAAGAATTAGCTGTAGTAAAGCCTTTAATTTTTGTATTAGCGTCAAACATTATGTTCATTACGTCGCCAATAAACCAATATTTTTTAAGGCAGCAACGATTTGATTAATTGTATACGCTGAACCACTACCCGTGCCATTAAAAGTTGCTAGTTGGTTTAGTGCGGCGCCAGTATTTGATGGTATCGTTCCTGCTGAACCCGCTAACGCAGGTGTTTGCTGTAAGACAGGAACGTTGCCATGAAATCCAACAGCACTCCCAAACGCTGGACCACCTACTGCTTCTGATGACCCAACTTGAATTGCGCCTGGTCCTATATCAATAGCCCCACATAGTGCTCTATTTGGAGAGGTGCCATAATTAATCAACAATGAACCCGCCTGCGATGTTTGTGACGAACCTCCCTGTAGAGTTATAGATCCACCATTTCCTGACGACGTAACGTTAGAGCTATTACCACCAGATATGATTATACCTCCACCATCTGTAGTTACCCCGGAAGTTGTTTTACCAACTACGCTTAATACAGCACCTAATCCATTAAGTGTATATAATGCATCGTTCCACGTACCTGCCGCCATAGGACTAAACTCATAGTGTGTTCCTGCCGCATTTTGAGCTATGTATGTATGTGTGTCTGTCGCCCAGGACAATTCACCGATGCCGCCTGAAGTTAGTGCTAGTAAATTAGCTTTAGTATCTGCTCGTGGTGTAATGTTTGCTAAATAGTTGCCGTTGCTATCTAACGGTAAGGCACTCTTTGTAATTTCCTCTGCTTGGACAGGAGGAAAACCTACCTGCACTAATCTATCTTTTGCTGTTGTGGCTACGTTCGTTGACATGGCTGGCGCCTTCTATACAAAGTTGGAATTACTTCTTTATACTATAAACCTGTTAACATGTCAACATGTTAAATTCCCCATTTATACGGAGCTGGCTGAATCTTAACCGGAGCCCCGCTGCGCAGCTCTTTCCCAAACAAACTACCACCGTCAGCGTGCAGACATAAATACTGTAATGCGTCGGCAATATCGGCCCAAGGGTGGCTTTTTTCAGGTGTTTCTGCTGTTTCGCCCTTAGTATTTACCTTATATCGATACTTTCCAGACAGTGCAGGTATGACGTTTCCGGCATCAGGATCGACTAAAAACCCGGGTTTTCCGCCTACCATACGGGTTAAAAACTGCTCTACGACAGCAATTCGGGCTGCAATTCCGTTGGTGTGTGCTGGTTTTACCATGAAACCTTCAACTTTAAGCATGTCAGCAACATTTCGTTCATCTGCCCCTCGAGACATGCCGGCCGGATCGATTACTACGAATATTTTAGCCCCTGCGTACTTGTTTGTGATCAGTGGCTTTAAAATCTCACGAATAAACCTGATTACGCCCATGTCAGTAGCTGCATACGAGTCGTATATGTACAATTTACCTTCAAATCCTAGCTGCCCGATAACAAATGCCGGGTTCAAGCCAGTACAGTCAAAGCCTACGATGATCGGATTAACTGAGAACATGTTAGGGGTTAATTTCGTCTTAGAAACGTGTGTTTCTCTATCAAAGCTCCTGAATACTGGTTTGCCAGATAAGCTTCTGCCGAATTTCGAGTTGATATAAACATCGATCCAGTCTTCCGTCTTGCCCTGGGCTAAGTTATCGTAGTACCCATCAGGTAAACAATGCAGCCAATCTGCTTCTGGGCTCTGGCCACTCGGTTGTATCGAAACATGCACGTTGTCTGGTGGGTTTGTAAGTAAGTCTTCCCAAAACGTGTCAATATCCGGTGGGTTACTCATGCCCCATAAATGCGAGTTCGCGGTACCATCATCCGTTACGCAGCCGACTCCATTCATGATCTTATCTGGGTAGCGGCCAAGACGACCTTGCACTGTGTTGTAGATGTCAGGGTGGATCTCTCGAAACTCATCTAGTATTGCAAAGCTGGCTTGTAAGGATAAAAGTCTTCGTACGTCATTGGCATCATCCAGGCCACGAAATAACACCTCACACTCTACGTCATCGAAGCGCAGGGTAAATTTGTATTCGGTTTTAAGGTAAAGTCCATATTCCCCATCAGGGTACCACTTGAGAAAATCAGGAATACTAGTGTCGCGCAGCTGCTCTCTTGTGTTACGAATCCATATAGCCCTTGAACGTCTAATACCGTCAGCGCACGGAGCCATTTTACCAGCATGGTATGCAATCTTGGCAATTCCTGCAGTGGTTTTGGTTGACCCTACTGGGCCAAGTATTAGCGATATAAACTTCTCAGACTGAACGAATGGTGTGCAGCTAGGTACTATGGAAAATTCACTCACCGAAGTACTCCAATAGTGCCATTTGTGCGATCCACTGAATGCTGTAAGCTTCTATTTCATCGTCGATCAATTCAACACCCATTACTCTTTTAGCTTCCTGCCATACATGCACTGCTTCGTGGGTTAGCACTGAGACGACATGTCGCCATGAGGTTTTCTTGTGGGATTTCCTGTCGATGCAGATTATTGCCATTGACTTTCCGCCCTGATCGAAGAATTTTACTGATGCTGATGCTCCTGGCGATACAAAACCATTACTGTACGGCACGCGTAGTCGCTGCATCTCTTTGTAGAAGTCTTTTTCGTTTGTAGCCATGCCCACAGTTAGCGGAATCATCCCCATTTCAAAATAGTTTATGGCTACTGCTTGTTTTTTACTCTTCATAAATCTCCGCTACAAGTGCGTTAAGGGCTGTTCCTGTCACTGGATAATAGTTTGTATAGTCTGGTGGAGGGGCGAGGTCGTTTGAGGGCGTTACGTCGATTTCTACGCTGTTTACGGCCTTGTTTGAGTTGAATGAGAACTTAACTGTTGGCAGTTGGGGGGCTACTGCTTGTTTTTGTGCCATTCCTGACACTTTGTAGAGATGTTCTGCTACTGCGAGAGCCTGTGTTGTCGATATTGCAGGGTCAAAACCTCGCAGTGTGATCAGTTCCACCATGTATTCAAAGCCTATGGCAGCTTTAAGGCGTGCGTTTTCGAGCGATTTCATTGCATCGGCTTGAGTGGGTTCTGTTACTACGGGCACTTGTGGTGTATCCATGCTAAGGTTTTACCATGAACTTGCTTACATGTCAACACGTTTCGGGTTCTTATATGCTGTTTGCATATAGCATACAGGCTGAATTTGGCAGCGTAGTGGGCGATCTAGGGGTTTACATAGGCTAATTTTAGGGTCGCGGTGTACGCAATACCTAAGGGGGGTATCCCCCCTGCCACCTCGTTGTCCCGTACCCCTCCTGTATACGCGCCGCTAGTAATGTAGGATGCGGAGTCTTTCTCGTAAAGCCAAAGCCTACAGGCTACGCCTAGCATGTTTTCGCCCCTTCATTGGCGCGTCATCAGTCTAGAACCGCGCCTAATGCTGAACCCTTTAGCTATCGGAGTGGAAACTGATAGTCTGGACTGGAGGTGAATTGGCGTCGAATTTTCGACAATGGGGGTAGCCGCAACTATCCTCGCCAGCGTAAAACACTTGACTGGACAACAATCCCCTCGCTCGATGGGTGTTCAATAATCAGCGCCGTGTATTCACTAAACTTATGTAAAGGCTACGTATACGCTTTGCTTAGGCTCTTAGTGAATATCTGCCATATTGCTACAACAATCAGCCGTATGGTTCATATTCATTAACTACACAAAAAGGAATTAAATCATGACTATTATGACAACAGTAAAACTTTCAGCACAAATCCGTTCTATCAAATCGAACTCTAAAAAGGTTCGCGAACAAATCCAAGAGGCTTTAATTAGTTGCGCCTATTATGCGGCTAAAGACGGTAACACTAATCCGTTCAATCAACTACTAAGCGCAGTAGGCTCGGCGACACGTATTAAGGGCTTAACGCTTTGGGCTGAAACTTATGGCTTTGTACTCGTAAAGAACGAACAGTTTGCCCTTAACAAGTCAGCACGTACTAAACACCCAGTATTGAACGAGCAGGACTTTGAACAGTATGAGAAAGCAATGCGTGAAGCGCCTATGTGGTTCGACATGGTTCCTGCTGAAAAGGCCGTGAGTGTATTTGACGTGTCTAGCTACTTAAGCAACGTAATCGCTAAGCTCGAGAAAGAAAATTGTGATGGTCTTGTGCCGTTCTTAGAGCGTGCAATTAGCGAGTTTAACGCAGTCGAGGCACTCAAAGCATTAAAAGCTGAAAGCGAAGCGGCTAACGACAGTCAAACTGAAGTAGCGGCATAACCTAGACCCCCGCAAGGGGGTTTTCTTTTTACTTATTCAAAGGACTTAATCATGTCACGTGCTGACTTCATTCTAAACCCTGCGCACCAAAGTCGTTTCACTAGCAATGCGTTTGCAATTCAAACCCGAGTTACGCCCCACAAAAAGCCAAATCCATTTTGGCGTGACTTAAATTCTGCACCGTCTGAAGTGGTTTACATACACGGGGGGACTTCTCAAGCAAAGTAAGTACAATTCCCTTTAAAATCAACAACACTTGCACTATGCTCAGCTTGCCCCTGCGATTGGGTTTAGTTGGGCTAGTGTCGCATGTTTGGCACGTGGATTTATGTAACAATAGCCTGTAGACTGGGCTGGCGGGGCGAATTGCCTATTTTTTAATCAGCATGGGTGTGTAAACTTATACACTTTTTTCGATAGTTGTAATAATATCGCTAGCCCAATAGGCACGGGGGTTTGAGGTGTATATTATTACATTATTACACTTTTACAATATAGAGAATGGTGATAGAGCGACTTTTTTCATGATGCCTATTTATATGTTTACGAGTATGCAAATAAATTCGAGGTGTTCTCTATTTTTGACCTTGTAATAATACCCCCCTTCAGGGCGCGTGCCTATTGGGCGCCAGCATTATTTGGGGGTGTGTAATAATACAAAATAATAAAAGATTTATGTAATATTACAAAATTGTGACAGCGTGTACCCCTAATCGCGCAACGTCACCAGTCATAAGGCTCGCAGGGCAGTTTTCATATTATTACACAAATAAAACTCACTAAAATGTGTTGACATGTAAACACAACAATATATCATGTACGAAATTCAAAAAGGAGCACAGCATGACGATAATGATTTGCGCAGAAAAGTCTGGCAACTTGTTTTACCTAGAAAACGGCGTTCTTAAGATGTGCAGAATTACCCCCATTTTAGACACCAATGATGTAGTAGATGCAATCGAAGCTAAACTTCACTACTTAAACAAAGCATAAAAGAATCCTTGCAAGGTAGTTAGATATTTAGAGATGGCTATTAAACCTGTAAGCACTAGAGCTTATTTGGTCACTGGTTAGATTTGTAAATTAAGTATCTAGCCCTTAACAAAAACATGGAGAGGAGTACACATGAAACGATTAAAGGTCACATGCCTCAGTGAAGTGGGTTTGTTTCGGAGTAGGTATTAAATTAATAAGGAGAACGAGCATGACCCCCGATGAAGCAGAACGTAAAGCCTTAGAGCTTGCTCACATGAAGTTCGGAGTTGAAGTAGAGATATGGGAACCAAACCAAGGTAGCTGGGAAGACCGCGCCCCTATGAACATCGGCACGCCCTTTAGAAAAGCAAACAATTACAGACTTAAACCAAAGGAGACACAAGATGCCATTATCTGACGTAACAACGTATGAACTCATTAAAGAACTGAACGAACGTTTAACACACAGCAACGCGTTAGACAGCGAAGTTGTAAGAAAAGCCTTAGAAGAAACCGCGTTTTTGGTCGAGGCAGCAACGTCATGAACAGAACTAAATGCACCAACTGTGATTGGACAGGCACAAACGACGACATACTATCAGGCAAAAACCCATTCGACCCGACAGAGGAAGTGTTTGGGTGCCCTAAATGTAAGAGCGTAGACCCTTTCATAAAACTATGCGACGTAGCAGAGTGCAGACATGCCGCCTCTGGCGGACACCCAACGCTTAACGGCTATGCTACGACTAGCGGCAACCCAGAAGCAGATGGCTACACCTTCACTTGTTTTGAACACACACCAAAGGAGAAATAGAATGACAACGTTTTTACAAGCGTTAGGAACAGCAGCATTAGTAGCATGTGTATTGGTAGGTGCAATCGCCTACAGGAACTATCTTAAGTATGACAACAAGCAGTAACTCGTTAACACGTAACCAACTAAAGGAAAAACCATGATTATCGCACAAGTAAGTATGCAAGACATTTTAAAACGCCTAACAGCAGAGGGCATCAACCTACCAACGCCAGCAGTCATAGGCACACCACACGTTCATGCAGAACTAATCAAGGCATGGGCAGACGGCGCTAAAATTGAAGTTTTTGATTTAGATGGTGATGGCACTTGGACCACAGCAGACGCACCGAGGTGGCGGAAAGACCGAGAGTACCGTATCGCACAACCAAATACCTGTCCAACCTGCGGGCAACACACATAATCATGGCATACCTAAGGGGCAGAAAACGTATTTGTAAGTACTGCCGCATGTGTTTTGATAAGCGTGCAGACCTAACGTACCACCTATACGAAACACACAACATAAAGGAGACAGAGAAATAAAACATCACAACAAGTTAACACGTAACACAATTTTAAATCACTAACTAACGAAAGGCACTACCATGAAAGCAACATTATTAGCAAAAACATTACCATCACTAATCGCACGTAAAGCATCAGTCAATCTAACAGGTGCGCCAGGCGGCGGCAAGACTTCTATTTTTCAACAGGTAGCAACAGGTTTAGGATGGGATGGTATTCGTACAGACGTTCACCCAGACCCAAGCCAACAGGCATACGGCTATATCGAAGTTACCGTCCCTACAAAGATGCTTGAGGATTTTGGCGTTCCTGACATGATGACATCGAAACTTAGCTTTGGGTACAAGATGCCTGAATGGTTTCCGTACGAAGGCCACCCAACGTACCCAAAGAACGGGTTTATCAACTTCGATGACCGCGGCCAAGCAGGTTCAGACCTTCAGAAGGTAATCGCTAACATCCAACAAGCACGTAACTTGCACGGCGTGCCTTTAGCTGAAGGTTGGAGCATAGTATCGACAGGCAACCGAGTTAAAGACAGAGCAGGTGCTAGTCGTGTGTTAAGTCACTTGGCTGACCGTGAAATCGACATTGAGTTTGAGACTAACCTTGACGACTCATGTGTATGGGCACTGGCTAACAACATTCACCCTGCGATTATTGCCTTTTGGCGCTTTAAACCAGCAGCACTACATGACTTCGATCCGAACCGTGACAAGAACGCAACGCCGCGTGGCTGGTGCGACCCAAAAGACGGCATCAACGCAATCATCGGTAACGTACCACCTGAAGCAGAGTTAGAACTATTTCAAGGTCGTATTGGTGAAGGTATTGCCATCGAGTTCAAAGCCTTTATGGACATGTACCGCAAACTACCAAACCCTGATGCAGTATTGATGAACCCTGACACTCATGCAGTACCGACAGAAGGTTCAGTGTTGTATGCCTTGAGTGGTGCGATTAGTGCGCGAGCAACCGAAAACAATTTCGATCGTGTTATGAAGTTTGCTACTCGCATGAGCCCTGAGTTTACGACACTAGTAGTTAAAGATGCTATTGCCAAAAACCCAGCCATCACATCAACACCAACATTTACGGCTTGGGCTGTTACAGCAGGTGCGGACATTTTATTGTAAGCAGTCATAGGGGGGTTCGGCCCCCAGTTTGGAGGATAGTATGTGGTGGTCACGTTCAGCAAACGGAAGCTATACTTTGTACGGAGACAGCGACAACCGCCCGACGCAGTACAGTCCACGCCTAGCACTTGTGGGATATAACTCAAACAACCCAGGCATGACAGCGGCCATATTAGTCAAAGCAGAAAATGACGAGCCGCAACTAACTTCAGGGCTAAGTTTAAATGATGCTAAGTTGTGGTGCGAAACTGTGTGCCGATTGAAAGGATTTGTATGAACATAGACGATGCAATTTGGAGGGAAGACGAAGTCGCATTTAGGGGGTGGAAATTAATAGGCCCTGCACCGCGTACCCCGTACGTAGTCACACTAGCCAGCATATCGCACCAATACGACGCACAGGAAAACACATGGACTGCAAAGGTTACTACCCTGCCACATTTGGTAGATTTCAAATCGTTTGATGCTGCCATTAAGTACTGCGAGACAACATTGAGGCTACTACCATGAACTGGATATTTAAAGCAGGTAGCGGGGACAACGTAGAAAAGGGGTTTTGGTATTGCTCAGCTCCGCATACTGTTATCTCTCACCTATGCAGACCTCGGGTTTCTTATGAAGTGCCTAGAGACTACGACAAAGAGAACTGGTATGTTTGGAAGCACGGAGCAATAGTAGCTGGGCCGATTAAAGACATAGACGTGGCAAAGGTAGCAGCACTATTTATTTAATGGAGGTTAGTATGTATTGGGAACGCATAGGCGGATATCACTACCTATACAAAGACGATGAAAAATATCCACAGGGCAAGAAGTTAGGGTACGTGTACGACAACAGCGATTTAGGCGGCGGCGTATTCATAATGATTGACGACAAGATGGATTGGCAGAAGGCAGGTTCTACGGTGGAGGAAGCCAAGCGTAAGGTGTTTGTGATGGTCAAATTAATGCAGTAAAATTATTTAATTAAGGAGTGTTAACATGTTTGCAGATAATGCATTACTAGTATCGCTGAACATATCACAGTGGACAGCACGAAAGCTCGATAAGGGCGCAACAAAAGAAGTGGCAGCAACGCACGGAGTAAACAGCAGTGTAGGTAATTACAACAAGGCAATCTTGCCTGGGGCTACTGCTCTGGACAACATCAAGAAAGCTACAGGAGCGGCACGTACTTACTACTACAAAGCTACCCTGCCGTGGGCTATGGAAGGTGCAGGTATTTTACCTAACAAGAACTACATACAATTCACAACAGATATGCGTCAACTAAAAGCTGATTGGGAGCATGCAGTAGAACAGTTCTTATGTGAGTACCAAACCCTTAAGGCAAACGCACAGCAACAACTTAACGGATTGTATAACGAGAGCGACTACCCTGCCGACCCTAGTTCACTGTTCAAGTTCGACATTAGTTTCATGCCAGTGCCACAATCAAGCGACTTTAGAATAACTCTAGCCTCAGAGGAATTAGCTAAGTTTGAAGGGCAGTTAGTGAGCGCTGAGCAGGACGCAATCAAAGAAATATGGAAACGCATGTACGAAGTAGCATCTAAGGCTGTAGAGCGCCTGCGTGACCCTGACGGGGTATTCCGAGACAGTTTAGTGGACAACGCTAAAGAACTATGTGATATGTTGCCTAGACTCAACTTCAACGACGACCCTGAAATGAGTGCCATGTGTTACGAGATAGAACAATCGTTAGCACTAAAAAGCCCTGAAGCCCTACGAACCATACCAACAACTCGTAAGGAGACAGTGGAAAGTTTAGAAGCAGTCATGAGCAAGATGGCTGGATTATTTAATTAACTAAAGGAACCAACTAAATGAATAACAATTTCAGACCCGAAGCCAGACATTGGGACAGATACCAAGCTTTTTATAGCGACAGCCCATGCTATCAGTTTGTTTCTTTTGAGACTGGGGAAACTATGTGTACTACGCAACGCCCACAAGAAAGAAAGAAAGTACTACCCAGAGTTCGATGTAACCTTGACAGCGACGACAGATACATCTAAGATCATCTATTTACACCCGTTAACAGGTAAACAAATACCAAAGGCGCAGTTAGCGTTTGGAGGCATGCAGTACTTACTGGTAGACCACTATACAAAACGTGCAGTAAATATCGGTAACTATGTATTGCATGAAAACGCTCCAAGAAACATGCAACACGCTAGGGCATACACATTAGGAAACGGATTAAAAGTACATGGAGGGGTAGTTCAAGTGCGCCCTCCCGAAAGCATAACTAAGGAGATGCTGGACTGGAAAAAAGCAGTAGAAGTTATCATCAAACTGCAAGACAAAGATGACGGTAATCGCTACTACGGACGTAGGGTTGAATTTCAAAGTCTGGAAACTAAAACGCCGCCACACGAGTTTGTTGAAAGGCTTCTATCACACCAATATCGGGCGATAAAGAACGCAGGACTATCGTTCGCCCGACCATTAGAAGAGCACGAGTACTTAGAAGTAGATTTTAAAAAGTAGTATAAATTTAATTATTGGAGAACACTATGGAAACATCAGCAGAAAGCACTAAGGCAATGTACGCCCTATCAAGAGCTAAAGCGCAGCTTATCATCGAGCAACCGTTCTACGCATCACTACTATGCAACATGCCGTTCGTGGAAGACCCATCAGTACCAACTATGGCAGTAGACGGCAAGAACGTTTACTTCAACTCTGAATTTGTTAACAAGTTATCAGTTAATGAGCTTAAGTTCGTGGAATGTCACGAGGTGATGCATTGTGTATTTCAGCATATCACCCGTCGCGGAGCTCGCAATCCAGTCAAGTGGAACAAAGCAGGTGACTACATCATCAACGATATACTAGTAGCAGACCAAGTAGGCCAAATGCCAGCACAAGGCTTGTATAACCAATCGTTAGTAAAAGCTGGTGATTACTCTACTGATAAGGTGTATAACTTGTTACCAGATGATGATAGTAATGGTGACGGTCATGGTGGCCCTGGCGGAGACGCACTAGACGAAGTACGTGACGGCAATCCTGCAGACGCTGCACAAACCGAGCAAGAGTGGAAAATCCGTGCAGTTCAGGCAGCCATGGCAGCTAAGATGCAAGGTAAGATGTCAGCAGGTATTAAGCGTTTACTAGGCGACATTGTAGAGCCTAAAGTTAAATGGCAAGATGCGTTACGTCGCTTTGTATCTAAACAATCTAAGACAGACCGTAGTTTTAGCCGCCCTAACCGTCGTTTCATTCAACAAGGCTTATATCTCCCAGCACTATCAGGAGAGGCACTAGGCAAGCTAGCCATTGCAGTAGATTGTTCAGGCAGTATCAGCGCTAAAGTATTGAACGAGTTCGCTGCAGAAATCAAAAACATTAAAGAACTGTGCCGCCCTTCTAGTATTGAAGTGTTGTACTTTGACAGCGAGGTATCTCACACAGAAACATACATGCCAGAGGATGCGCTAGATATTAAACCTCACGGCGGCGGCGGTACAGAAATCGCACCAGTCATAACGGCGGTTAACGCGATGGATGAAGCACCAGCAGCACTAGTAATCTTGACTGACTTATACCTTGACGACTTCCATGTAGTGCCAGACTGCCCGACTTTATGGGTAAGCAACGGCCGGCAAGAAGCTCCATGGGGTGAAGTTTTGGATATGCGCTAGAACGTGCTAACATGTAACTAAATTAATTACGGATAAAGGAAAACGAAAATGAGCATTAGCATACCAAACAAAATTATGGCGCATGCGGTAAGTAAACAAATAACAATCCCTCTCGACCTTAGAACACTCGGCGCCGTCCAAACAAACGCGTTGTATAGAGGCATATTAACAGGCCTTATTGACGGGGATGGAGTTCCAGCGCTTATAGCTAGACAGGTTAGAGAGTACTACGGTTTGCCAATAGCGGGGTTTACTAAATATGGGTACTTCCATTGGTGGAGAGTAATAGACAAACCTGAGTTTTTTGGGGCACTAACTGCGTCTCTACTAGCTACTAGTATGGCGGGCGAGAAAGACAGGTACGACTACAGAAACCGCCATGACACAACACCGAACGAATCGTTTAAACGTGACATAGCACAACAAACCCCGTATGGAGAATATCGAGCAATAGACAAAAAGTATTCAAAGGCGCTTAAAAACGTAGACTTAGGATGCAGTGATGAGGTTAAGGAATTAGTAGCAGCCATGCACAGCGGCTCCATAACAACGTACGAATACAAATTCAACTAAGGAGTAGGAACATGACGCCGGAACAAAAAACAGAAGAAGTACTAGCTTCGATTGATACGCGAATGGTTCGCTTAGAGTCACGACTAGTGCAGTTAATGATATTCCTAGGGGCTAACCCATACGACAGGTATAAAAATGACGACACCAAACCTAAAAAGTAAGAACATCTGGTTTGGTGGGGAAAACTCTGTGTGGGTGTTTGGAGTCAAGGGCGAACCTCACAACATAATAAAAGCTAGAGTGAGAGTGCTAGAAGACGGCATGTTTCATATGTATGCAAAAGGCAAAGTCGGAAAATGCGAAACACTAGAAGCTGCCAAAGTGCTTACATACCTGTTCATAGGAGAGAAAGAGTGAGCACCAAACTACCGCACTACTCAAGAGTATTTATAAGTGACTTGCATTTAGCTACTAGAGATTGCCAGGCTGAGGCTTTGTGTGATTTTCTAGCTAGCTTTACCTGCGAGACTCTAATACTAAACGGAGACATCATCGATGCTTGGCGTATCAAGCAGAACAAATGGACATGGTATCCAAGCCACACTAGGGCAGTAAAAGCAATACTCAAGCATGCCAAGAATGGTGTGGAAGTGATTTATGTATTAGGCAACCATGACGAGTTCCTGCGCCCTTATGTAGAACACAACACAAACTTCGGGTTGGTAGAGATCACTAATAAGTATGATTTCGTAGGAATTGACAGCAAAAAATATTTATGCATGCACGGCGACTTGTTTGACGGTATTGGTTCAGTCGCTCCATGGCTTGCACACTTAGGAGATAAAGCATACGACGTAATTTTAAGGGTCAATGCTTACTTCAATTGGGGAAGGCGCCAGTTCGGGTTTGGGTATTGGTCGCTGAGTAAGTTCTTGAAGCACCAAGTAAAAGGGGCAGTAGATTTTATATTTAAGTTCGAGAACAACCTAGCAGAGTACGCTAGGAAAAACCACTACGAGGGCGTTATATGCGGACACATTCACCATGCCGAAATTAAAGACATTGAAGGTATCCGCTACATGAATAGTGGTGATTGGGTAGAAAGCCGTAGCGCACTAATAGAACACACAAATGGAACATGGGAGGTTATGTTTTGGAAGTGATGGCTACAGGTGCTTACGTGTTAGTAAGTTTGGTTGTGGTGTGTAACGTATGGCATTACATAAGTGAATTTATTAAATCAATGGGAGGTAGAAAACATGAAGTGGATACTGATACTGACAGCGTTTAACTTAGCAAACCCAAAAGACGTACCTGCATGGGCGCAGATTAAATTTGAGACTCGGCAGCAGTGCGAGTTAGGCCTTGGTGGTATGACTAGCTGGGTTAAGTTTGAGTCCTACAAAATCATCGGAAAGTGCGAGGAAATCAAATGACTACACGAATCGCTAACCAAGACGCAAGGTACTACGTACTAAGAAAAGAAGCATTTATGGGCAGTAACATGTTCGGTAGTGTTTACGAAGGCGGAGCCACAGGCAAGGTATATGTAGTGCATTCTTACGGGACTCATTTTCCGATGTACTTGTTTGATTATCAGGCAGGGTATTGGATTGGCAACACAGATAAATACAGCCGCACAACAACACGTCACCAGTCACAGGCAAGACCGCTAAACATACACAAGTGGGTTGATACTAGCACACTAATCGCAATTGGCTCCTCTATGGGCATAGCACAATTTTTAGCAAGGAGAATGAGTATATGAAAATACAATCGACCGTAGTAAGCGTTAGGGTTAACGGATCCATCACGATTGATGCAACTACTGTGTCAAGTACAGGAGATAGTGACGGCGCCGCCGAATGTAAAAGGTTGTGGGCTGCGGTATTGCTATTAGCGATTGAAGACTATCACAAACAACAAACCCACATACGAACAATTAAACGCACGAACACCCCTAGCCAAGCTGGGATTGTGAAAGCAAGAGCTGGTTCAAGTGCAGCTAGATGGATTTTATGGAGTAGGTCTGAGGCAGTCGGCAGTTTCATTTGGGTGTGCGAAATGTTAGGTCTAGATCCAGATGTATGCAGAACTAAAATCCTTGCACTGGTTGCTACCAACAAAAAGTACACAAAAGCAAACAAGATAAAAACAGAAGACTTAATAGCAGCATAGGAAAAACACAATGAACATAATAACCCTTGACTTTGAAACCTATTGGTCAGCAACACATACGCTTAGTAAGATGAGCCCTATTGCCTATGTGATGCACCCCGAAACCGAAATACAAAGTGTGTCGATTAAGATAAACAAAGAGCCGACAGAAGTATATTTTGGTAAAGACATTCGCCCAGCCCTGAATAAGATCGACTGGAAAAACGCGTTAGTAGTAGGCCATAACATGTCAGGGTTTGACTGTATGATTTTAGCGTGGCGTTATGGAATCAACCCAAAAATGTGGAGCTGTACTCTAGCTATGGCTAGACCTTTGCACACGAAGACCTGCGGGCTATCATTGAAGGCCCTCGCAGAGCACTATGGTCTGGGGGTGAAGGACAACACGGTATTGCTAAACACAAAAGGACGCAAGCTAGCTGACTTCACCGACCAAGAGCTAATAGACATGCGGGTGTACAACAAGGAGGACACAGAGCTGTGTTATGCACTACTCAAGAAACTACGTCCTCAGACTACTACCCGCGAGATGGTTTTGGTTGATGTGACCATCAGAATGCTAACTGAACCTAAGTTTGAAGCTGACGTTTCTTTACTGGAAACTACCCTAAAAGGTGAACTAGAACGCAAGAAACTAATGCTGTTAGATATTGCTACAATGATTGGGGTCTATGCTCCAGGCATGAGTGACGAACAGGCAGAAGAAGCAGCGCGAGGCGCCCTAGCATCAGCTAAAAAGTTTGGGGAAATACTCACAGCATGCGGCGTAGAAGTGCCGATGAAACAATCGCCAAGCAACCCTGACAAAGAAGTACCAGCCCTAGCCAAGACAGATGAAGCCTTTATTGCACTACAAGAGCACGATGATCAGATTGTAGCAACTGCCGCCCTAGCCCGCTTAGGAGTTAAATCTACTCAACTAGAAACGCGCATTAACAAGTTCCTACAAGCAGCTAGTTTTTGTGACGGCAGAATTCCAGCACCTATTAAATATGCAGGAGCAGATACAACACTACGATGGTCTGGCGATCAATACAACCTGCAGAACTTGCCCCGCATTGGCATCACACCTAAACCAACAGATGCTCTTCGTAATAGTTTGAGAGCACCCAAAGGGTATAAGGTAGTAGTGGCTGACTTAAGTGGTATCGAGCTGCGAGTCAATATGTTTTTATGGAAGGTTCCTTATGCAATGCAGTTATTCAAAGATAGTCCAGACAAAGCAGACTTATACCGATATTTCGCTGCGCACGACCTTTTCAACATCACGGAAGAAGAAGTTACAAAACCGCAAAGGCAAGTTGGAAAAGTTTCTCATTTGGGTCTCGGCTTTGGTAGTGGAGCCATCACCTTCAAGGGCGTTGCTAAAACCATGGGCGGAGTTATCTTAAATGACGTCGAATCTAAAGGTACAGTAGACAAGTACCGTGGAGCACACCCTGAAATTGTAGCGGGTTGGAAGTCGTGCCAAACAGGACTGATGCAGATATTCCAAGGCAGTGAAATGGATATTGACCCTTGGGGGTTGTGTAAGACTGTGGAAGGTGGAATTAAAACGCCAATGGGAATGATCAGGTATCCTGGCCTACATCAAGAAACAGCCAACGGCAAAAAAGAATGGTGGTACGGTACTGGCAGACACAGAGCTCGTATCTACGGCCCAAAAATGGTGGAGAATATTGTGCAACATTTAGCGAGAGAAGTAGTAGCAGATAACATGCTTTCTGTACAGAAGCTAACCGGGCATAGCCCATGCCTGACAGTACACGACGAGCTGGTTTATATTGTAAAAGAAAGCGAAGCACAAGCACTGCTAGACACAGTGCAACAAGTTATGAGAACCCCGCCTGTTTGGTGGCCAGAACTTATCACTTGGTCTGAGGGCGACATTGCCCAAACTTATGGAGAAGCGAAATGATGAATGAGCAAGAAGCGTTTGAGAAGTGGTGGGCAGAAGTTAGCCTAGTAAATTATCTTGGGAATTTTGAAGTAAGAATGTTTAAGGGAATGACTAAAGATATGTGCTTATCTGTATGGCAAGCCGCACTAGCAAGCATAAGCCAAGCGCCAGTTGCAGAATCCCAGCAAGCAGAGCGTATTGCAGAGCTAGAGACTGCGCTAAATGACATTATTAAGCACCTGCTAATTTCAGATAATATTGGTAAAGTTTATACTATTGCCAAGCAAGCACTACAAGGAGAGCAAGAATGAATAAGTATTTAGATGAGGCTATAGAACATGGCGCATTAGTAAAAAAGACTAAGCTAGTGACAGGTGAGATAATAAATATTATTAAATTTACCGAAGAGGAATTAGCAGAATATACCGAAGCCGCTATTAAGCAGTATTTGGATAATGGAATTGACAATGAACAATTGATAGCAGATGCGAAAGAGGCAGATATAGCAGAGCTTAAAGCATTTGCTAGTGATTTAATAGCCACTAATGCTGGCTTAAAAAATAAGATTGATGCTCTTGATGCAGAGATAGCAAGGTTAAAAGCTAAAATTGATGAGCTTGAAATGGGCATTTCTAAAAAGTATTATAAGCATGATAAAAACAGGAATGCAGAGATAGCAAGATTGCGCGAGGCTTTGAAAGAGAATATTGCTGATTTAGAAGTGGCTTTTGCTTATTGCCCTAATGATGATGATTTTGCTTACATAGGGTACACAATCTTAAGTGGTAAAGAAGCACTAGCACAAGGAGAACAAGAATTAGATAAATAGTTCTTTGTCACAACCCCATAATAAACCTAAATTAAGCTATTTACATGTAAACATTAAAGGGGGTATAATTTGTGTGTGACATAAAAATATAATTGGAGCCAAGATGAAAACCCTACTGAAACTGCGCGAGCAGATTTTAGACCATCCAGACGAAGGCGTAGTATCCCTCGACATGGCTGACAAGTACCTACAGATGTACGAACAAGTTGCAGAACGATTAGTACTACCGGAAGAGCATAGTTATGCGCAACCAGTCATAGACGAATTTAAGGGAGATCCTAAAGGCTTCTCTTTATGGTTACAAGAACTGCGTAATGATATGCCAAAAAGCTCTAGCAGAACGCTGGTTAACACATTATACCGAAAGGTGGCAACGAGAGCACTACAAAGAGAGCGCCGCCATAGAGAAGAGTTAGCCTTAACTAAAGCAATAACGCTGGGCATTATCTCTGGCGAGTATCAAGAACGACTACACTACACAAGAACCCTCATACTTGATTGGGGTAAACGTAGAACACAGGTATTAGATGAAGCTAGAAGGCAAGTAAAAAATCCGCACTTGTCATTAGAAGAGCAGGAAGAAATACTAACAGCTTTTTGGCTAGAAATTGAAAACGAAATTGCACAAGGAGATTTACCTAAACCATGACACAAATGCCTCCGTGGAGCTTTAGCTCGTTAACCAAGTACGAGACGTGTGCTAAGCAGTATCAAATAGTGCGCGTACTAAAGAAAGTAAAAGAGCTTCCCACTGAGCAAACAATATGGGGGGAAGAAGTACATTTAGCCCTAGAAAATAGGGTTAGGGATGGTACACCACTACCTGATACAATGGAGAAGTGGGAGTCACTAGCAGCACGTATTGCAAATATTAAAGGTACAACCTATTGCGAGCACGAGTTTGCGTTTGACCGTAATTTAGAACTTACTGACTGGAAGGCACCAGAAGCATGGTGTAGAGGGATTATAGACGTGTGGATCGATGGGGGAGATAAGGCCGTCGCATACGATTATAAGACAGGGAAGGTAAAGCCTGATTTAGACCAGCTTAAGTTGTTTGCTGCCTTTATCATGCAGAGCCGCCCTGAAGTGCAAATTGTTAGTACGGGTTTTTTGTGGTTAGCTCACAATAAAGTAACCATAGAAACGTTTACGCGTAAACAACTTGCGGACATTTGGGCAGAGTTCACCCACAGGTCATTACGGCTTCAAGCATCATTCGATAGGGATAAGTGGGTTCCTAATCCGAGTGGACTATGCTACGGCTGGTGCCCTGCAGGGCGAGCGAACTGCGAATTTTGGATGCCAAAAAAGAAAGCTAAATAATCATGAGAACGAAGTATGCGCACTATTCTGACACGGAATTATTATCAATAGCATACGCTGAAATCAAGCCTGAAGACGAACTTGGGTTTGAACTGCTACAGCGTTTAGAAAAAGCAGTATATGAGGCTCCTACAGATGCCGACGCCTGAAGGTAAAGTAAAGGACAAAGTTAAAAAAGTCCTAAAAGCGTTCGCTGCGTATTGGCACTGCCCTGTACAAAACGGGATGGGCTCCCCGGCGCTAGACTTTCATGGCTGTTATAAAGGTCTAGCGTTTTTTATAGAAACAAAAGCAGGAAGCAAACAACCTACCCCCAGGCAAGAAACAACCATAGAAGGGATACAACAGTCTGGCGGTAAGGTGTTTGTGATTAACGAAGTATCAGGAACCTCTGAATTAGAGGATTGGTTAAATGTTAACAAGTAAACAAAGGAAAAACATGAGAAAACTACTAGCAGTAGCGATGGCGCTTCCTATTTTGGCAGTAGCAGAGCCTGTAGAAAAAGAAGCGTATGTGCAATTAGAGCCAAATGTTCAGATTATTATAATGAACAGGGAGTGTACTATGTGGCCAGAAGAAAAAGGGATAGAGCTTAAGTATGCCTATGCCACAAACATAGATACTGGTGACAAGGTAGAAGGCTGTTTTACGCATGACAAAGTAAGTGTGTATGTCCATCTACGCGACGACAACAAAAATCACTATGATTATAAATTTAACGCGGAAGCATTTTCGTACCGCCCTGCAACCAACTAGGAGAAATAAATGGCAGATGTAATGGTGGATTTGGAAACAATGGATAGTAAAGGTACGGCAGCACTTACAGCAATCGGTGCAGTAGTGTTTGATTTGAACGGCGCTCTACTTCAAGAGTTCTACGTAAAGGTAGATTTACAAAGCAGTATCGATGCAGGTATGACAGTAAGCGGCAACACTATTAATTGGTGGCTCACTCAAAATGAACAAGCCCGTACTGAGATGGCGAAAAAGGGCATCCCACTAGCACAAGCCTTAGATGATTTTACTCAGTGGCTACCTAAAGGTTCTAAGATCTGGGGCAATGGCGCTTCGTTCGATAATGCTATTTTATCACATGCTTACACGTTAACAGGAAAAACTCAGCCTTGGAAATTCTTGGATGACCGCTGCTACCGTACTGTGAAGAACATGCACCCAAGCGTAACACTACAACGTCAAGGCACATTCCATAACGCGTTAGACGATGCTAAGACTCAAGCACAACACCTAATAGAAATCTTTAAAAGCAGAAAGGCAGCGTAAATGAGAGGACATACCGGAATAGAAGCAGAACATTTTAGGAGTGCAATTTTAGAGATATTCGACCTTATAAGGTTTTCCGACGAAATTAAACTTCTGGAGCTAGAGACTGTACGAATGCACCTAGCAGCGGCGGAAGAAATAATAAATAACAGAGTAATAGAAAGGAACAAGGAATGTTAGAAACTACTTTAGAAAAAATATATTTTGACGGCAACTCTGGGGAACTTAGAGTAGCAATAGACACAGGATCAAACGGCGGAAACCCAATGCAACTTAGAGTACTACATGGTGACGGTAAAATGGCGGATTACTACGATGTTGAGACTTCAAAAATAACAATAACAATAAAAGGCGATAGTGAAATACTTGGCTTTCTCAAAGGGATAGGTTCTATCGCCGAAGCTACGGAGGCACTAAATGCCAAAATCAAGTAAGGCAAAATTAGAATACCAAGCAGAGAGACAAAAATCTCCTGCCGAAGTAGAAAAGCGAGTAGACCGTAACCGTGCAAGACGCCATGCAATTGCCGATGGTAGAGCAAAGGTAGGTGACGGAAAAGACGTAGCGCATAAAACTGCGCTATCTAATGGAGGTTCAGATAAAGACTCAAATACGGAAATGCAAAGTACCAAGCAAAACCGAGGGTGGCGAAAAGGCGAGTCTAAATATAAAGTGCCTAATGTTAAATAAAGTTTGCAAATCCTGTGGGGAGAGTAAGGATATTAACTTATTCAGCGCTTCCCACACATGCAAAGACGGGCATAGAAACTACTGCAAGACTTGCCAGGAGTATAGGAAGACGCTGTGGAGAAAACGCAACTTAGAGCATTGCAACAATAAAGGCAGGTTGTGGAGAGAAGCTAACCCCGAAAAAGTGAAAGAAATACAAAAAACAACTGCCGCTAAAAGAAAGGAGTCTGGAAAAGCCGTAGCAGCAGCTAAGAAGAGAAGAGACAAATTCCCGGAAAAACATCGAGCATACTCTAATAGTAGGAGGAGAAAACTAAGAACAGCCACTCCTCTTTGGGCTGATAAAAAAGCGATACTGACTCTATATGAACAGGCACAACGGCAAGGTTTGACTGTAGACCACATTATACCTATAAACCACCCACTAGTTTGTGGGCTGCACGTGCCGGACAATCTAGGGCTACTGACGCTTGAGGAAAATACAAGGAAGCAAAACATGTTTAATGGAATACAAGCACGAGATGGATATAAAGAAAGGGATCTTAAGGTATGAAAGTAACCAAAGGTAAAGAAGCAGCAAAAACTCCAGCGCAACAAAAGCATTTAGATAAAGCTAACGCCCTAGAAGACAGGGCAAGCCAGACTATTGAGAACACAAAAAGCGGCCGCAGTGGCGCCGCAGCTAAAACTATTCTCGATGCTAATAAAGAGCGCAAAAAAGCAGGGCTTATTAAAGGGGCACTTAAAGTATGAGCAAAGCAGAAAACGCAGAACAAGTAGGCGACGTCAACAGCACAGCGCGGGGCTCTGGGGCACGATACAACGGCGGCAAGCCTGACTTATCACTTATCCCACTAAGCACGCTGGAGGACGAAGCAAGGGTGTGGGAATACGGCAAACGCAAGTACAACGCATGGAACTGGACTAAAGGTATGGCATGGTCAATTCCACTGGCTTGTGCATTACGGCATTTAGCTAAATGGCAGATGGGTGAAGAGAACGATAAAGAATCTGGCTTACCCCACCTAGCCCATGCAATGTGCAATATACGCATGCTGACACTCTACTCAACAAACTACACTGAAGGCGATGATCGCCCGAAGGAGATACTACAATGACACAAAGTAGACTAAGTTCGTTTGTAGAGTCTTGGGTTAATGTGTTTATCGGTTTCTGGATTAACTTCTTCGCCAACCTTTTAATACTGCCATTATTCGGGTTTCATATATCTATTACCAATAACTTGTTGATGGGTGTTTTATATACTGGAATTTCAGTAGCGCGGTCGTATTGTATCCGCCGATGGTTTAATGCTTACATACACAAAGCATCATTGAAGTTAGCAGGAGAAACAGATGATAATCAGCGCGCCAAAACAGTGTAGATATTGCAAGGCATACAAAGAATTATCTGAGTTTAGGCCCCATAGGACAGGAGGAGTTACCCGCTACTACCGTTGTCGTACGTGTGCCAATCTTGCATGCAAAAGGTGGAAGCGGGCGAACAGTAAGCACGTAAACGCGACCAATAAAGCAGCTCAAAAACGCAGTAACGACCATACGAGAACAGAGGCAAAAAATGCCTATGTACCATGGAAAGCAGAAGACGCCGAATTATTAAAAAACACAACAAAAACAGATAGAGAATTAGCTAAAATACTAGGCCGTTCTATAGTAGCCGTAGCTATAAAAAGAGCGAGATGTGGGACAAGTAAACGGCTTATAGGAGAAACAGATGATAATCAGTCCACGCCACAAGACGTTAGTACTAAAACTTAAGGATCCAAACCGAGTAACTAGCATCATTCCAGGTGCCAAATTACTGCACCACAAAGGCAACAAGTATGTAGTTGTAAAGCACGGCCTAGACGAAGTAAAAGTTCTATCAAACATAGGCATTGATGCCCCTTCTCCTATTCTGCACTACTACAAATGGTCTGGAAGGTTTGACCCATTTAGTGCGCAGAAAGAGGCGGCGGCGTTTATGACAATGCACCCTAGAGCTTTTAACTTGTCTGATATGGGTACTGGAAAAACGCTCGCTACTTTATGGGCGTACGACTACCTAAGAAGTATTGGACAAGCTAAAAAGATGCTGGTGATTTCGCCACTATCAACATTAGAACGTACTTGGGCAGATGAAATATTTAACCACTTCCCTCACTTAACGGTGGCTGTACTGCACGGTAGTACGGAGAAGCGATTAAAGCTATTAAAAACTGATGCAGATATTTACTTGATTAACCATGACGGCATTAAAGTAAAAGGCTTTGTGGAAGCGATGAAAGGACGCACAGACATTGACCTAGTAATAATAGATGAAATATCTCAGATGGCTAGAAACGCAGGAACTGACAGATACTTATCACTGCACAAGATACTTAAGTCTGATCCACCAAGAGCAGCATGGGGTTTAACTGGTACACCAGTACCAAACGCTCCGACAGATGCTTGGGCTCAGTGTAAGTTACTAGTGCCTGAAAAAGTACCACCATTCTTCAACCGGTTTAAAGCAAATGTCATGAAGCAAGTAAGTAACTTTGTGTGGGTGCCAAGACCTAATGCCATGGATATGGTGTATGAAGCAATGCAGCCGGCCATTAGATTTACTCGCGACGAGTGTGTGGACTTACCAGAATGCACTTACATTACACGCCATGCTAAGTTAACAGACGAGCAAGAAAAAGCATATAAGGAAATGCTGAACAAACTCAAGCTAGAACATATAGACGGAAACATCACTGCAGTAAATGAAGCAGTTAAAGCACAGAAGCTAATTCAGATTGCGTGTGGAGTTGTTTATGGGGCGGACGGTATCAAGTTAGATTTAGATGCTACTCCAAGGCTTGAGCTAGTAAAAGAAGTTTGCGAAGAAGCAGGCACTAAGGTAATTGTTTTTGTTCCGTTCGTTTCGGTAATTGAGAAAGTTGCGGACTACTTAAAGAGTAAGGGCTTTACAACAGCAGTCATACATGGCGGTGTGCCTAAAAGTGAGCGTGACGAGATATTCAGATCGTTTCAGAAAGCGGAGGATCCAAAGATATTAGTAGCCCAACCAGCCACTATGTCCCACGGGCTAACGCTTACTGCAGCAAGTACTATGGTTTGGTACGCGCCAATTTCAAGTTCAGATACTTACCTTCAGGCATGTGCTCGAATTACTAGGCCGGGCCAGAAGCAAAACCAATTAATTGTTAATATAGAAGGGACGCCTATTGAGCAGAAGTACTACAAGCGGTTGGCAGACAAAGAAAAAACACAAGGCATTCTACTTGATTTAATTCAGGAAAGTCGTTGATTTATTATTGATTTAGGTGTAACCTGTTTACATGTTAACGATTAGAGTAAAAATAGTAGCTGCAAAGTTAGGCGTTGGGGTCGCTACCGTCTGGAGATTAACCAAAACAGAAGAATTCCCCAAGCCATTCAAACTATCAGAAGGAGTAACAGTATGGGATGCGGCTGAGATAGAGAAGTATTTATTCAAACGAAAAAAGGAGACGCAACATGGAAACAGCAGTAGCAACTAAACCAGCAGATTTAAAAGACTCACAACTTGTAGAAATGTATGTACAACTACGAGATCGCCGCGCACAACGCAAAGCAGCATTTGAAAACAGTGATGCAGATGACAAAGCCCGCCAAGAAAAGATTGAAGGCATCTTATTAAAACGCTTTGAGGATTCTGGCCTAGAGTCTATTAAAACAGCAGCAGGCACAGCTTATAAATCACTACGCAGCTCAGCCAGTATTGCCGACTGGGATACGTTCTTGGAGTACATCAAAGCAAATGATGCTTGGGAGCTGTTAACAAAAGGCTGCAATAAAACAAGTGTAGTTGAGTTTAAGCAAGAATCTAACAGCCTACCGCCTGGCATTAACTGGAGAGAAGAAATTTCAATTGGAGTGCGGAGAGCTTAAATGGAAGAAGACAAAAACCAAGAGCAGCTGCACCCAGAAGACGAAGCCATATTAACAGTTCTAGAAAGTATGGATTCGTTGCTTATAGGTAAAGACATAGGCATTGCACTAACAGCGGTACGAATCATGCAATTAGAGCTTTTGCAAGAACTAATGTCGATAAAAACACTACAGGCAGAAGAAGCGTTTTTACAGTACATGAAAGACTTAAACAAAGAAATGATGGAGCTAACCAGCAACATCGAACCACAATCACAAACAATCCACTAGGAGTAATATATGTCACAAATCATCCCGTTTGAAAGTTCCGGCAACCTACCTGCTTACATGAAAGCATCTGTATTAGGCAATCAGTTAGCAACAGGCGGCGGCGCTAGTTTTCCAAGTATCAGTATTAAAGGTAAGGTATTCCATATCCGCCGCGGCGACAGCAACGTTCTAATCACACAGCCAGGCGATGATGAAGCCCCAGCATCAAGCATTGAAGTCGTTATCTTAAACGGCAACCCAGGCACTGCTAAAGTATGGTATGCACAAGGTTATGCTGAAGGTTCTGATACTAAACCAACATGCTACTCTAACGATGGCACCAAACCAGCAGCAGATGCTACAGAAGCCCAAAACACAGATTGTGCGACATGCCCTAAAAACGTATGGGGTAGTCGTATTTCTGAAACAGGTGCAAAAGGCCGTGAGTGTGGTGACTCTAAACGTTTAGCAATTGCAACTCTTAATGCAGTAGAAGACGCGATGCTTATCCGAGTACCTGCAGGTTCACTAAAAACGTTTAATGAGTATCTCAAATTCTTGGATACCCGCGGCGTAAGTAACTACCAAGCAGTAGTAACAAAAATTGGTTTTGACTATTCTGTAGCCCACCCTGCCCTTACGTTTAAAGCAGTAGGCTATTTAGATGAAGCCACATTCGCACGAGTTACCACAATGGTTGAGTCTGATTTAGTAGGTAACATCATCGGTACTAAAACATCATCTGAACCTAAAGGCCTAGGTGAACCTCCTGCCCATGCAACAGCAAAAATCGAAGCTCCTAAAGCAGCACCTAAAGCTGAGCCAGAAATGCAGCCTGAACCTAAAGCAGCCGCAGCCCCTAAAGCTGAGAAAAAAGCGGCGGTGGTGGTTGAGAATATGGAAGAAGGTCTTGACGCAGCATTAGACAACATCGACTGGGACTAGTAGAGAGCACAGGGGGTGTTGGGTTCCAGCACTCCCATCAAATTTAGGGAGAAATAAATGGGTTTAGATGTAATTAAAAATAGCGGCTTGCGCCAAAAGAACGAACTTGAGGGTTTGTTAGGGGTTACTAGAATGACTCTGTTCAAGTACTTTCATGGAAGGGCTACGCCTCGTAAAGAAGTAGCAGATAGGATCACGCATCTAGCATCCCTAATTAACAAGCTTACAGAAAAAGGCTTTTTACCGTTTACTGAAGACACTGACGAAGAAGACAGAAAGGTACTAGTAGGCAAGATAAAAAACATAATGTACCCACAGTAGTAAGCACGCGGGTAGTCAGAAACATTACGGGGTAATATATGGACATAAGTTCGTTTTTAAGGCTTCTTCTGCCGGCCGATGGAATTAAATTCCTCGCAGAATGGGTATCCCTCCCAGAACACGCAAGAGGAGGTATTTTTAAACACTACGCGTTTGAGAGTATCGACGAAATGGCTGACAAAGCTATTGCTCTAAACGCACGCAACAAGAACATCTACTTCGCGTGTGCAGGGTACAAAGAAGCTATCACAAAGGTATCCCCAGCAGGCAAAGAGTATATTGCGGGCAGGACTCAAGCCAATGCAACTGGAGCACAAGCACTATGGTTAGACATTGACGTAGGTAAAGCTAACGACACAAACTCATACGACACACAAAAAGCAGCATCAGAAGACATTAAAAAACTATGTGATGCGACAGGGCTACACCGCCCTATGGTTGTGTCTTCAGGTAATGGGTTTCATTGCTATTGGTTGTTCGACCGCTTCGTACCTAAAGACGAGTGGAATATTTTAGCTACGACTTTCAGAGCAGTCACAAAGCAAGTTGGGTTGAAGGTTGATCCTAGTAGGGATAAGGACATTGCAAGCGTACTCCGTCCACCACAGACAATCAATCCTAAAGGCAACAAAGAAGTTAAGGTAGTAAAACAATCAGAGCAAAAAGCACCATCATACTATCGGGCATTGTTCTCTGAGTTTTTAGGTATTGAAGCTCCTCCTGCACACGCAGTTGTTAAGTTAGGTAATGCGCTGGATGTTCCAGTAACGTACCCACCAAGTTCACTAAACCGTGTAGCGCAGCACTGCAATACAATTAAATGGTTTAAGAAATCTGGAGCCTCTGCGTCTGAACCACTGTGGAGAGGGTGTCTAGCAATTGCAAAACATACCTACGACGGCGAAGCCTTGGCACATGAATGGAGCGCTCAGGACGCTAGATATAGCTACGATGAAACCCAAGCTAAAATGGAT